CTCCAGAAATATTCCGGCGGAAGGTTTTTTATATTTTTCATAGAATTTTCATGTCTTGTCTATAGCGTTTGGGGGAGCCTCCAATTAACAGTCCGTGTCATTATCCGTCCCGCACAAACGTGTACTCCTTTCGCGTTTGAAAAGTCCCCCAAACGCTATAGAAAGGACATGAAAATTAGATATTAGATAGATAAAAGTCTTATGAGGAGGTAAGAAACTATGGCAAACGCAAACAAAAGTGGTGCCAAAAGACGCCTCCCTCCAGCAAAGACTCCTGAAGCAAGAGAGAATCAATTGATTTCTTTGGCTATGGATTTAGCTGAAGAAAAATTACTGGATGGAACAGCGTCAAATCAGCTCATCTGTCATTACCTAAAGCTCGGCACAACTAGAGCACAGCTCGAGCAAGAATTAATGGAAAAGCAAATGCGAAATCTAGAAGCGAAAACAGAAGCGATCGAATCAGCGAAGAGAGTCGAAGCCCTCTATGGCGACGCTATCAACGCAATGCGATTGTATCAAGGACAAGCGCCTTATGAAGAGTATGAGGAGTGAAAGAAATGATCCGAACCTACCAAGAGCTCATGGCGCTCCCAACGTTCGATGAGCGCTTGGAGTATCTGTTTCTGAATGGACAACCGGGTTCGGCAACATTTGGATCACACAGACATCTTAATCAAACACTCTATCACTCATATGAGTGGCAAAAGTTTAGACGAGAAATAGTTGTTCGAGATCAAGGCTGCGACTTAGCCCATCCTGGCTATCCGATAAACAAGGGGCTTTACATCCATCATCTAAACCCGATTACAATCGAGAACATTCTTAATCGAGATCTTTGTGTATTCGACCCAAATAACGTTGTCTGTGTTTCATTTGATACACATCAGATGATTCACTATGGAAATATGGATCTGGTCAAATCTCGAAGACCGGCCGATAGAACGCCAAATGATACGATTCCCTGGAGGTGACACCGTCTTATGACTAAAGTAAAAATTGTAAATTGCAAGAAAGCTTCTCTGAGACGAGCTCCATGGATTACTCCGGTTTCGGAAGATGTCGTTGGTGAAATTCAAAATGGCGAAGTAATGGAAATCGACGAGTCTGATGCATCATATGATTGGACTGATCGTAAATTCTATAAGGCAAAAGCCGTAATCGGAGAGGGTTGGATTTATGAAGGTGTAGTAGAGAGCTTAACCAATAGAACAAGACTCCATGATAGAAGTGGCCAGCATTTAAGAGACAATAGTAATAGAAAACTTTACAGCAAAGAATAAAAAAAAAAGGGGGGGGGCAAATAAATGGATGAGTCTATCTTAGCAAGTTTGAGAAAACTTCTTGGCGGAGCTGCTACGGATTACAATTATTTCGACCAAGACATTATGATCCATGCTAATACCTATCTTGCAAACCTTGTTCAGATGGGTGTCGGAACTCCTGAATTCATTCTAACAGACGAAACGCAGACATGGCATGATTTTCTCGGTGACGATTATCCACCGAATAGACTTCCACAAGTTCGTTCGTACATCTATATGCAAGTAAAACTTATCTTCGACCCTCCAGCAAGTTCTATTGCTAATGAAAAGATGAAAGAAGCAATCAAGGAGCTTGAATGGCGATTAAACGTCGAGGTTGATCCAGGGATTGTTAACTCATAAGTATATTGGTTATGAAACAAAATTTTCTAATAGACCTCGCACAAGACCTAAACGTTTCACTCTTGCAGCATGGAATCCTTGCTCGTGATGAATACAAGGCTTATAGATCATCTCTTAACGGTTAATTCAAAATGTTTATCTACTATAACCCAAACCCAAAAGGAAAGCATGTTACGGACTGTACAATAAGGGCCATTTGTAGACTTGAAGGTCTTACATGGTTAGAAGCATTTGACAGCGTAACAGATATTTGCCGAGAAAATTATGACATGCCTTCTTCTGATAAGATGTGGGGTAAATTCCTATCAATGCGAGGTTATAGAAGATATTTAATACCGGATACATGTCCTGATTGTTACACAGTTAGGGACTTCTGCGTCGATCATCCGATTGGTTCATATCTTCTTAAAACCTCCGGTCATGTAATAGCCGTTGTAAATGGTGATTATTATGACACGTTTGACTCTGGAGACAAATCACCGATTTACTATTACAGAAAGGAGTGGTAATAGTGATTGCGAACTACACAAATGCCGGAACACAGACCATGCCAGTTCCACAGCCAATGCAAAATACTACACGGACACAACCAATGCCTGCACAACCCACACAGCAGCAAATTCAGACAACTCAGCCTAATTATAGCAATTGGATTAATCCACAGCCAGCAACACAAATGCAACCGGTTCCTTTTGCTACAGAACAGCGCGGTATTACAGTTTGTTACATGGTGAACAATAAGTCAGATTACAACTATTATACACCAATGGCCGGACAAACAATAGCACTGTTTAACTTTTCCGAACACGAACTTTGCCTTAAGGCAAAAGATGTATACGGGATCGATCTAAGTCCACGGACATGGAGCTTAACCGAGACAACACCGAATCCTATGATGCAACCGCCACAAACAGAGCAGTATCAGACGGCGCAAGAATCTACAGTTCCGAAGGCTGAGTTTGACGATTTAAAAGCGAAGTTTGAAGCGCTTTACAACGAACTTAAGGGGTGATAATGTATGAATGGATTTAACTTTAACCCGCAGAATCCGTTATTCGGTCAGCTTGGGGGTTTCAATAATTTTGTAAGTCAGTTTAACAATTTTCAGCAGCAGTTTAACACTTCCGCTCAGATGAGCCCACAGCAGATCATCCAGCAGAAAATTCAAAATGGTGAAATTTCCCAGGAACAATTTAATGCTGTTGCTCAGATGGCCAATCATCTAATGGGGAAGGGGTGATGATCCGCAATGACCGATTTCTTAGCCCATCATGGGATAAAGGGGCAGGAATGGGGTGTGCGTAATGGGCCACCATATCCCCTAAAAGGATCCGCTATACGAAGAACAAAGTACAAATTGTATAAAAAGGGTGAACGAAAGTACATCATTAATAAAGGGGCAAAGACGCAAACCTTATCGTATGATAAGAATCGACTTAATAACACAGACATGTATTATGCCACGTTAAACGAACGCGACAAAGATTTTTATAAAGTAATGCTTAATCAGAAAGTCCCCAACGATGTATATGACGATTCTGGTCACAGAATAGGTCCCAAATATTATAACAAGTACAATATACGAACAGTCGCCAATAAGGATATTCGAATGGCTAATGAGCGTGAGGGAATAGAAGCATTTCAGAAGCTAATGGAAAATTCAAAAGATTTTTCCAATTTTGTAACAGATAAATCTCGTATGTCATCCCTTATGGATGAACGACGCTCTAAATTTCCAGAATACAAAAAAGCCCTTGTCGTTGTCGATAAAATTCAAAATGGAAAAACTGATCTCACATCTAACGATGTCGCTCTTTTGTATAGAGTATTCAACTATGTTATACCGTCTCAAGGTAAGGATGTAGAACGTCAACGTGCTAGATTTTTTAAGGAACTAAAATCTGAAGGTTTTGGAGCCGTTTTAGACACGAATGACTCGATGTATGGAAAGTTTAAAAGAGAAAGCCCAGCGATCATTTTTGATACCGGTTCTTTTGATTATCTTGATGCAGCTCGAGTTACGAATGCTGAAAAACGAATGGCTGCTATTAGGACCGCATTATTCTCAAAAATAGGGGGAGACTAAATGACCGATTTTTTAGATGAGCTAAAACATTCTTGGGGCACAAGTCCTGAACAAAAACGCAGAGAGTCCGAGTATAATGCAGAATATTATAAAGACTATAAAGAAAAGTGGCAGGATAATAGACCGAGAGCTAGGCAGAAAAAAGTCACAGAGGACGGTAAAGGTATTAAGCGTGGGGAATCGGTGACACCTGAAGGTACAAAACGAAAAAACGAGCTAGCGTTACAGCAGTACAAATTATCCGAATGGCAAAGAGCCGCCAATAATACTGTATGGATGTATGAGGGAAAATCAAATAGTGTCGGTTCCATTAATTTAAACGGCCTGAAAGATTTAATGGAATCCACAAAAGCATCCGCATTAATCGATTTCAAGAGCGGAAAACTTTTTAGAGCTGCAAAACAGTTTATCGATGTCATTGGATATAAGTCGACTATCAAAAAAGCCGAACAATACTACGAAAAGATTAAACAACCTTTGCGAAGAGCAAGGGTGTATAATCAGCATGCCATTGATGAAATTGCAAGAATGAACAAAAATCGAAAGCCGGAACATTATGTTAATACTCGGCTATGATAAATCTAGTTGACCATTAACGGCCTAAAACTTTGCGCAAAGTTTAAACAAAATACATTAACAATCTCACCACAACGATTTACAAATTAATTCAAGGAGGGCTTTATTATGAGTCTTGCAGAAAACGGAACAAATACGACGATGCTTGTTACACCTACTGGCTATAACAATGGCAGTGGATTCGGAAATGGATTTGGCGGCGATGGTGCATGGTGGCTGCTGGTTCTGTTCCTGTTTGCTTTCAATGGCAATAATGGCTGGGGCGGTGGTTATGGTAATGGCGCTATGCCGTATATCATGAACAATACCACTAATAATGACGTGCAGAGAGGTTTTGATCAGCAGGCTGTAATGTCTGGCATCAATAGCCTTACTGGCGCCGTGACCAATGGTTTTGCTGGTGTAAATCAGGGTATGTGCTCTGGTTTTGCTGGTGTAAATCAGGCTCTGTGCAATGGTTTTAATGGTGTTACGGCAGCTGTAAATTCTGGATTCTCGGCCGCCGAGGCATCTGATAATGCTCGCCAGATGGCTAATATGAATCAGATGTTCAGTCTTCAGACCGGTCTGTCTAATCAGCTTAACACAATTTCTATGGCGCAGCAGAATTGTTGCTGTGAGAATCGCGCTGCTGTTCTGGATTCTAAGTATGCTAATGCTCAGGAGCATTGCCAGGATCGTTATGAGGCGGCTAACAACACTAGAGATATTATTACAAATAATACGGCAAATACCCAGATGCTTCTCAATACCATTAACAACGGTATTCAGAGTATTCAGGATAAGCTGTGTCAGCAGGAGATCGAAGCACTCAAGGCCCAGAACAATGCTCTGCAGAATCAGATTACAGCACAGAATATTCGCGCTGAAGGTCTGGCAAATCGCGCGGCGATTCTGGCCGATAATCAGGCTCAGACCCAGGCACTTGAGCAGTATCTGAATCCCGCTCCCATTCCGGCATATGTTGTTCAGAATCCCAACTGCTGTGCTAATCAGAATTATTACAACGGCTGCGGTTGCAACGCATAATAGGGGGTGACAGCAATGGCTGAATACACCAATAACACGCTGCAGACCGTTTCCCCTGGCGAGACTGTGGTTTTTACACTTGCTCCGAGCCCTTGCGAAAGAGGTCTTGTTCGGTGGCGTAGCGGAACTGGCAATTTTCTGCTTTCCGGATGGATTCCGAGATGCATCAATCGAAATCGGTGTTATTGCAGAAGAATTAATAGCGCCAATTATCGAGTAAATTTTGGGGCAAACATCGCAGTTCCGACTGGCGAAACCGTTGGGGAGATTTCTCTTGCGATTACAGTTGATGGTGCGACCGTCCCGGCGAGCACAATGATTGTCACTCCGGCAGCTGTCGAAGAGTTCTTCAATGTTAGCAGAGAGATCGATGTTGATGTGTGGAATGGTTGTTGTGAAACGGTTTCTGTTAGAAATATTAGCGACATTCCGATTCTTGTTCAGAATCCCAACATCATTTTCGGTAGACCCGATCTTGCCGTAACGTATTGACACAGGAGGAATTCAAAATGGAAATGGAGAACAAGACACTTATGAATCTTCGCGAGCATGTCGAAAAAGATATTGAGCAGCTCATTGCTTCTAAGCCCTCTCTTTCTCCTGTGGAGATTGAGAACGCTAAGAACGCAGTATGTCTTATCGAGAAGATTGACGATGTGATGCGCGGAGGAAAAGCAGAGTATAAGTATGAAACTTCTGAAAGTATGCCTCGCATGTATTATCCGGATTATGAGTATTCCTATGGATGGGATACACCGATGACACATGACGACAGATATTCTGGAAGGATGCATTCTTATGCTCGCGGAAGAGATTCGGTCACCGGCAGATATGTTAGCCGAGATGGATATCATGATGACATGAGAACATCCGGACGTCGTATGCATGGGTCTTTCGCTTATGATAGTGGCATGAGTGGGCATAGCATCGAAGATCGAGTAATCGATAAGATCGAACAGATGATGGATAGTGCCCGTTCGAATTACGAGCGAGATAGACTTAATCAGTTTATTCGGGTTATCGATTCCATGAAGGGTGAATGAGTAATAATTGCGAGAGCCCGTCTTGGTAATGATTAAGGCGGGTTCCTTTTTTATGAGGAGGACCAATGAACGAAATCACTAACATTTTCACAGATGTGAGCTTTAATGATGGTGGTTGGATAATGCTTGTTCCTGTAACTTTGATGGGTGTCGATGTTTTAACTGGGATAATCCATGCATGGGCAACGGGGCATCTTAAATCTTATAAAATGAGAGAAGGCCTCGGCAGAAAATTTGGAGAAATAATGATTTTGTTCATTGGCCAGCTTTTTACCGCGGGAATGAACTTTCCATTCTATCTTCTATCAGCATTTTCTTTATACATCATTCTTATGGAAATTGTAAGTATCTGTGAGAATCTTAAAAAATTAGGAGTCCCCATTCCAAAATTTGTGGATAAGGCACTAACTAGTATGAATGAAGAAATTCAAAATGGAGGCGGCACTTCTAATAATGAGGGGGCGAAAACCGATGGAGACGAAAAATCAAAAAATTGATGTATCATTTCTTGCGCATTATGGTGTAGATGGTCAAAAATGGGGCGAACGTCGCTATCAGAATAAGGACGGGTCTCTTACCGAGGAGGGTCGTCGTCATTGGGGGATCGGTCCGCCGAGAATGAAAAGAAAATCTTTCAGACTAGAAACACCGGAAGAGCGACGAAGTCGGATCGCTTTAAAAAAACAGCGTAAAGAAGAAAAAAAAGAACAAAAAAACGAAAAGAAAAATCAAAAAATTACTAAAAAAAAGATCGATTTGATTAATAAAGGCGATCGAGAAGAGATCTATAGAAATAGAAAATTGTTCTCAGACGAAGAGCTTAAGTATGCGTTGAGTAGAATCGAGCTTACTGAGAAGTTCGGAAAGAACGATAAGAATTTCATCGACCGAAAAATAGAAAAGGTTCGAGATTTTACAAGACATCCATTAACGTCAATAGAGCAATCTAAAAAAGACAGACTCATTTCAAAAGGCGATGCTTCAGAAATTTTCAAGAATCGAGACCTTTTTACTGACGATGAGCTTCGTTCGGCAGTTTCAAGAATAGATTCGCTTAATAAACTTAAACCAGAAGATCGTGAAAAAGCTAACAACGCCTTGTCTTCTGCAAAAAATGGAAAACAAAAATCTGAGACAATAATCAATAATCTTGGAAATGCTGCGAAAATTGTTGGCGGCGTTGGCGGGCTTGCCATTGCCGGATGGAAAGCATATGAACAAGTCGCTGCGGTTACGAACGAGGCCATGAATACTTTTATGGATAAAGATGTTAGGTCTGGTCTTGCAGAGGAATTTGAGAACAAAACTTCTGGCAATTCAGAAGCCAATTTCCTTGACGTTTTTCTTGCCAAAACATTGAGCGGTGGTCTTCCTATTGGCGTTATTGATCCTGATAATAAACTTAAAGGTCAAAAGGCAAAAAACTATAATGAAAAAGACTTCCGGAAACTTCTATCCGGTTCGTCGCTCAGCGAAGATGACATAGACGATATATATAAACAAATCTATGGTTGATCGAAAAGAAGGATGCGATTATTGATGGGCTTGTCAAATACCGCGGTTCCGATTTATTATGGACAGTTTCGTGACGCAGTTTTGCAAGGAAAAATACCAGTAAATCAAGAGGTTTCTATGGAAATGAATCGGATAGATGACCTCATTGCAAATCCAAATGTGTACTATGATGATGAAGCAATAAACGGTTTCATAGCATATTGTGAAAACGAACTGACGTTAACCGATGGAACTGAACTACATTTACTTGATAGTTTTAAACTATGGGCTGAGCAGATATTTGGTTGGTACTACTTTGTTGATCGCTCAGTATTCGTTCCTGATAAGGATGGATATGGTGGTCACTATGAAATGAAGCGCATTAAAAAGCGTTTGACCAATAAACAGTATCTAATCGTAGCTAGAGGTGCAGCGAAGTCTATGTATGCGTCTTGCATTCAGAATTATTTTCTGAACATAGACCCGTTTACAACGCATCAGGTAACAACTGCACCGACAATGCATCAGGCTGATGAGGTTATGTCGCCGATACGGACATCCATCGCAAGAGCAAGAGGGCCGCTATTCAAATTTTTAACAGAGGGTTCAATTCAAAATACCACAGGATCTAAGATGAATCGGTGTAAATTATCGGCGACAAAGAAAGGTATCGAGAATTTCTTAACATCTAGTCTTTTAGAGATTCGACCAATGTCGGTAGACAAGCTACAAGGCCTTCGTTGTAAGATAGCAACGATCGACGAATGGCTCTCCGGTGACGTACGAGAAGATGTCGTCGGCGCAATTGAACAGGGTGCGTCAAAACTCGACGATTATCTCATTGTTGCGATCTCGTCCGAAGGTACTGTTAGAAATGGCAGCGGTGATACAATCAAAATGGAATTGATGGACATTCTCAAAGGTGATTACATCAATCCTCACATCTCCATCTGGTGGTATCGACTTGATGATATCAAGGAAGTTGCAGATCCTAATATGTGGATTAAAGCGAATCCGAATCTTGGCAAAACCGTCAGCTATGAGACATATCAGCTTGACAAAGAACGTGCCGAGAAGGCCCCAGCAACCAGAAATGATATTCTAGCAAAGCGATTCGGAATTCCAATGGAGGGATACACGTACTATTTCACATACGACGAAACAAAGCCCCATGAGCATCGAGATTATTGGTCTATGGCTTGTTCTATGGGTTGTGATCTTTCCCAAGGCGATGATTTTTGTGCGTTTACGTTTTTGTTTCCATTACGGGACGGTTCTTTTGGAGTAAAAGCGAGAAGCTATATCACCGAAAGAACTTTGTGTAATCTTCCATTAGCGATGCGCTCCACTTATGAAACTTTCATAAATGAGGGGAGTCTTATTATTATGGATGGTTCCGTTTTGGATATGAATCAAGTGTATGACGAACTTGATGCGTATATACAAGCAAATTCTTATGATGTCGTGTCTGTTGGCTATGACCCATACAATGCAAAGGAATTTATTGCTAGATGGAGCACGGAGAATACACCTTTTGGAATTGAAAAAGTGGCTCAAGGCGCTAGAACAGAGACAGTCCCACTTGGCGAATTAAAAATCTTATCTGAGGATAGGATGCTAAGATTCGACCAAGAAATTATGAAATTTTGCATGGGCAATTGTATAACGCTCGAAGACACTAATGGTAATCGTAAACTTCTAAAAAAGAGGAGCGATCAAAAAATCGATAACGTGTCGGCTATGATGGATGCATATGTTGCTTGGAAAAGTAACAAAGATTTGTTTTATTAAAAAGGGGGTCAATATGGATTTTTTGGAATGTTTGACTCACTCTTGGGGGACCAAACCTGAACAGAAAAAACGAGAGAAAGAGTATAACGCAAAATACTATAAGGATCATAAGGAAAAGTGGGGCATAAAGGTTCCTACTGTTAATGATTACCAGCCTTATGATACGAATGAAGAGGCGGGGTATAAGGAAAAGTCGGGCATAAAGGTTCCGATGGTCGACAACTATGATACTTATAAGTATGTCCCATCAAAACGCAAAGATCTTCCGGAAGGAGTGTACCCTAGAACACGTGAAGAAAAAGAACAATGGGCCCTACGAGGGATACATTACGACCCGACAATTGGTCGATATTATAAAGTTGATCCTGCATTAACGGTTGATATGGCATATTCTAGACAGCAAGAGGCGTCTAGAAACAATATTGCAAGAAGTTCCCAGGCAAAGGCAAAAAATGAGGCCGAAAAATTAATAAAGGCGAAACAGAACGTTTACCAGGACCAAAAACGAAGAGCAATTGAGAAAAACAACATTGCAAGAAGCTCCCAGGCTAATGCAAAAAATGAGGCCGAAAAATTAATAAAGGCGAAAACGAATTCTTATTTGAATGAAAAACGAAGAGAGATTAACGAGAAAACTATTAAAGATGCCCAAAAAACAAATGCCAAGAAGGCTCGAGAGTTCATTGATGGTTGTGTGGAATATACTATCGACAATGCGAAGAAGTTCGTAAAAGATTTTTTTGGATGGTGATAGAATGAATGATGCGTTGGCCCACTATGGTGTCAGTGGCATGCATTGGTATGAACGAAGATATCAAAATAAAGATGGATCACTTACTCCAGAGGGTCGAATTCATTATGGATATTCTTCTAAACCTAGACACGACTTTCATAGAAATAGTAAACTTTCAAGATCTTCATTGAAAACACTTAATAAAATCGAAAGACTAAATGAGTTACATGACCGGATTGATGATGAACAAACTTATAAAAATTTGGTCAATCGGTATGGCGAAAGAGGTCTAGAAAGAATTTTAAAGGACGTCGATAAAGGTGATGCGTATCTTCGTGCATTGTCAAAAGAACATACCAGGCAAGAAGTCGTTGATGCTGTTAAAGCAACTGTACAAATGGCAAGCCCATTCGTATCATTCATTCCGGATACGGCGACACGAGCGTCGATACAATTGGGGTTGTCAAGCGTTAATGCATTACTAAATACAAAGTTTAATGAAATAAAATTAACAGAAAAAGACGCATTTAATATCGCAGAATTACTTACAAATAATCGTATCACCCTTAGTGATTCTCTTATGGATAAAATAGTGGAATCTGACGTGTTTGATACATTTGGATACGCTACAGAATCTATAAACGATATTAAAAATATTAAGAAGAAACGTGAAATCAGTCCCATTATTCAACATTCCTGGGGTACAAATCCAGAACAAAAGAAACGAGAGCGAGAGTATAATCATGAATATTACGAGACACATCAAGAAAAATGGCTAAAGTATCGTAATAAACACAGAGCCCTTGCTCGAGAACAGGATGACTATACGTCGGAGAATGCCAGTGCCATGAACGAAGCTGCTAAACAAGCAGCAATTAATAAAAAGTCTGCTGATAAGTACAATGAGCTTTTTATAAGAGATTCTGCTGTGCAAATTACAATGGAGATAGGCGCAACACTGGTTGATTTAATACTTCAGGATTTAACAAGGAGATAAGCGGATGTCATTGTTTACCAGATTTCAAAATGGGTGGAATGCGTTTATAGGAAGAGATCCGACTAAGGAAAAAATGTATCCTTTTTACACCTCATCTGGATCACGACCGGATAAGACAATACTCAGCCGAGGAAATGAGCGTTCGATAGTTAATGCTGTTTATAATCGGATAGCTAACGATGTCGCACAAATAAATTTACTTCATGCAAAACTTGACTCGAATGGCAAGTACATATCAACAATCGAAGACAAATTTAATAGGTGCCTGACTGTTGAAGCGAATCTCGATCAAACGGGCCGTGCATTTATTCTGGATCTCGTTTTATCGATGTTCGATGAAGGCGTTATCGCTGCGGTTCCGATTGAGACTGATAAAAATCCCGACGTTACAGAATCATATGATATTTTGTCGATGAGAGTCGGCAAAATTATGGAATGGTTCCCGGATCGAGTAAGAGTCAGAGTGTATGATGAGCGAGACGGATTTCATAAAGAAATTGTTTGTCCTAAGCGCTCGGTAGCAATTATTGAGAACCCCTTCTATTCAATAATGAATGAGCCGAATTCCACAGCAAAGCGGCTTATGAGAAAACTCAATTTAATCGATATGCTCGATGAACGAAATAGCGGACGAAAACTCGATCTTATTATTCAGCTTCCGTACATAGTTAAAGGCGAAACTAGGAGGAAACAAGCTGAACAACGTAGGAAAGATATTGAAACTCAGCTCACGAGTTCCGAATACGGTATAGCATATACCGATGGAACGGAACAGGTGATCCAGCTCAATAGGCCTGTTGAAAATCAGTTAGCAACACAGGTTCAGGATCTTAGAACCGATCTTTATGCCCAACTTGGTATTACACAAGCCATATTGGACGGAAGCGCATCTGAGCAGGAGCTTCTGAATTATTACAGTCGAACTGTTGAGCCGATTTTATCAGCCATTGCTGACGAATTTAAGCGAAAGTTTTTATCCAGAACAGCAATTACTCAAAAAGAATCCGTATGGTTTTTCAGAGATCCGTTCAAATTAGTCCCGGTCGAAAAGGTCGCAGATATAGCAGACAAGTTTACAAGAAACGAGATTCTAAGCTCAAATGAAGTTCGTGCTATTGTCGGATATAAACCAGTTGATGATCCTGGTGCGAACGAACTTAGAAATAAGAATCTAAATCAAGCAACGGATAGTGAAGGTAATCCAATAGGTAATTCACCAATAGTCAGTGATTCCTATTCCGATATATTATCCAACAAGGAGGAAATTCAAAATGGCAGAAAGATTTGATTTTAGTGGATGGGCTACTAGGAACAATCTTAGATGTACTGATGGCCGCGTAATCAAGCGTGACGCATTTAAGGATAATGATTGCGATGTTGTCCCTCTTATGTGGCAACACGACCATTCGTCCCCTGCATCTGTGATTGGCCATGCTCTTTTGGAAAATCGAGCAGAAGGCGTATATGCTTATTGCGCACTTAATGATTCGGAAAACGGCAAAGCCGCACTCGAAGCTGTAAAGCATGGAGATCTTGACGCGCTGTCGATTTATGCAAATCAGCTCACGCAGAATGGTCCGGATGTAGTTCATGGTGTTATTCGTGAGGTAAGTCTTGTAATGCATGGAGCAAACCCTGGGGCCTATATCGATAACATCATCGCACATTCTGATGGTAGCGAGTCGTATGGCGAATCGGGATTCGTTTATAACGAAGAGCTCATTGACACCGAGACTCCTTATTTCCTTTGTCATGCAGAAGATGGCGGTTATTTCTTGTCTAACGATGACGAGGATGACTATTTCGAGCATGACGATGATAGAGACGACGATGAAGAGACCATCAAGGATGTTTTTGATAGCATGAGCGAAAAGCAGAAGATGGTTGTATACTTCATGGTTGGCGAAGCTATGAAGCAGAATAGAAACAACAACGAATCCAAGGAGGATAAGAAAGAAATGAAGCATAACGTATTTGACAATTCCACAAACTATACCGGAATCCAGTCCTCTGACGAGAATGCAGTAATGCATGGCGAAGCCCTTAGAGCAGAAACTGCTGAAATTTTTGCAGAAGCTTCCAAGAAGCAGCAGAGCCTGAAGGACACCATTCTTGCTCATGCAGCCACCTATGGTATCAACGATATCGATTGGCTGTTCCCGGATGCTAAGAACTGGTCCAAGGAGCCTGAGCTTATCTCCAGAGACATGGAGTGGGTATCTGCTTTCCTGAATTCTGTTAAGCGCAGCCCGTTTGCTCGAATCAAGACTATCTTTGCTGACATCACGGCTGATGAGGCTCGTGCAAGAGGTTACGTAAAGGGTAAGAAGAAGCTCGAAGAAGTATTCCGACTCCTGAAGAGAATCACCGTTCCGACCACTATTTACAAGAAGCAGAAGTTCGATCGCGATGATGTCATCGATGTGACTGATTTTGATGTAGTAGCATACGTTCGTCGTGAGATGAGAGTGATGCTGAATGAGGAACTCGCTCGTGCATTCCTGCTGGGCGACGGTCGTGATCCTGTTACCCAGGCCGATGACAAGATCAACGAGGAGTGCATTCGTCCGATCTACACCGATGACGATCTGTTCTCTGTAAAGGTTGACGTTGAGGTAGCTGCGAACGATGACGAAGAGGCCAAGGCTAAGGCTCTCGTTAAGGCTGCAATTAAGGCTCGTAAGAATTATAAGGGCTCGGGCAATCCGACATTCTATACTACCGAGGATACTCTGGCAGATCTCCTGCTGGTTGAGGATGGCATCGGTCGCCGTCTGTATAGAACTAAGGAGGAACTTGCGACCGCACTGCTTGTTTCTAATATTGTCACTGTTGAACCGATGACCGGTATTACCAGAACCACTGGCGAAGGTGCTTCTGCCGTTACTCGCACACTTGCTGGTATTATCGTAAATCCGGCAGACTACGTTGTGGGCGCCGATAAGGGTGGCGAGATCAACACCTTCGACGATTTCGATATCGATTACAATCAGATGAAGTATCTGATGGAGACTCGTTGCTCTGGTTGCCTGGTTAAGCCGAAGTCCGCACTCGTACTCGAGTATGTTCCGGCACAGGGCTAATTAATGCTTCTCTCTAAAAGTACACTTGGGGAGAAGAATTAATCGCTTCCTCTCTTGTGGTGTGGATGGCTTGTATTAGCATAATGTTTGTATAAGCCATCCAACTTTTTTAAAATCAAAATGGGAGGTTTTATCGGATGAAGTTTTATGGAAAGGTCGGTTTTCTCGATACTATAGAAACGGATCCAGAAAACCATCCCGGAGTATTTGAGGAAACATGGGTTGAAAGAGCATACTACGGAGATCATTTATCTACCTATTCTAGTCGATGGAAGAATACAAGTCATTTAAACGATGATATTTCTGTAACAACTAGGATCAGTATTCTTGCCGATCCGTACGCCTCAAATAACTTTATGAAGATTCGATATGTGGAATGGAATGGTTCTTTATGGGAAGTGTCAAGCGTCGAGGTACAGTTTCCGAGACTTGTTCTATCCGTTGGTGATTTGTATAATAAATAAAGTCGGATCACGCATTTATGCGTTCTCAATCACTGTACAAGAATGGAGGTAGATGTAGAATGGACCGCAGACTGTCTCTGCATAAAGAGTTTGAAGCTCTACTAGGAAATAAGAATTGCTATTATCAGCCTCCTGAGTCAGTGAAACTTAAATTTGATTGTATCATATACAATCTTTCAACAGCCAATGTTGATAGAGCTGATAACAGCATATATTTGTTCACAAGACGTTATAACGTAACACTTATCACAAAGAATCCTGATAATCCGATTATCGAAGAATTACCAAAACGATTTGAGCATTGCGTTTTGAATAACTTTTTCACAAGCGACAATCTCAATCATTATAACTACACTCTATTTTACTAAATAAAGGAGGAACCCAAAAATGGCTATTGGCAAACTCGTATGGGATAAAGAAGGCGAACACTTCTACGAAACTGGCATTTCCAAGGGAGTTCTGTATCCTAGAAAAACTTCTGGAACTGGTACCGCTTGGGATGATGGTGTAGCATGGAACGGCCTTATTTCTGTATCTGAGTCTCCCGAAGGCGCCGATGAAGAGGCTTTTTACGCCGATAATATTAAGTATCTCGCACTGCGAGGCGTTGAAGATTTCGGTGGCTCCATTTCTGCATATCAGTCCCCCGTGGAATTTGATGCATGCGATGGCACTACAGCTCTTCTTCCCGGTGTATCTATTGGTCAGCAGACTCGTCTTCCTTTCTGTCTGGCGTATGTGACCCAGAAGGGTAATGATCTGGATGGAAATGATCATGGATATATCATTCATATCATCTATAATGCGACGGCATCCCCCTCTGAGCGTGAGTACCAGACGATTAACGATAGTCCGGAGCCTCAGGAACTGTCGTGGGATTTCACTACCACCCCGATTCCGGTTAAGGGCCATAAGAATACCGCTATTGTAAAGATTGATTCTACGGCAAGTACATTCCAGGATGTGTCTGGTAAAGCGCAGCTCAAGAAGATTGAAGATGCACTTTTCGGAACCGATCCGGACGGCAACGTTGAAGGTACTGTTCCTCACGTTCTTACCCCTGATGAAATCATCGCGCTGATTGGCTGACACTAAGAAGCAATTCAAAATAGGAGGATAACGACATGAATGATGCCCTTAGTAGACTTGAAGCATTGCTCAAAGAGCTTATGGGCTTTACTGTAAATGTCCATAAGCCATCCTCCAGAATCGAAAAGATAGTCAGAGCCATTATTGATGGAACTGAATATACGGCAAAACCTCTGAGTCGATGGGAAAAGATCCTCCTGGCCTATATGAACGGGCAAAGTTACGCTGATAAAGCCCTCTCTCGAATCGAAGAGATCTTCAAGGATTTCGTAAACGGAGTAGAGTATGAGGGCGAGCGTCTTAGCCGTATTGAGATTGAGGCAACTGATCTCGATCCGAATCCCGAGCCAAAGTATCTATTCTCATTCGACGGTTTTGCATTGTTCGATTCTCTCAATAATAAACTGTTATCTAGGAGGTGAGCTTCATGGCAGACTACGTGCTCAAATATACAGGTAAACAAATCGACGACCTTCTGGACAAAACAGTAGGACTCGAAAACTACGATGACACAGAGGTTAAGGCGGGTTTAAAATCCGTTACCGACGAAGTAACGGAAGCTCGCGGAACATATGCAAACCTCAATGAACGAATTTCGGAAATCGCGGTTGCTAACAAGCCGGTGCTGTCCAAAACGACTGCTGAGTGGAACTATCTCGTTGACCTCGTAACGGATAAGGATGTCATTTACGTCTACACAGACTATATGACAACTTCCAGCGGGGTCGAGATTGCTGCTTTAAAGGTCGGAGACGGTGTAACGAGACTTATCGACATTCCTTTTGTAGCGTCTGGCACTATCACGGAAGCAGAACGCGATTTTTGGAATAATAAAGTCACTGCCTATATGGACATTGACGACGCCGAAACACTCATCATCACAAAGTCTTAAAGGATGGTAATCACTATGGCAAACGAAGTAAGTAAAATTAAACTCAATGGTACAACCTATGAAATTAAGGACTCTGTGGCTCGACAGGCAGCTGCTGGCGGTGTCATCTATGCTGGTATTACTACCACTGCTCTGACTGATGGCACATCCACTTCCACGATTACCATCGGTGGCGAAAGTGTGACTGCCCAGAATGGTATGCTGGCAATCTACTCCGGTAAGGAATTCATCTACTCTTCCTCTGACAGCAAGTGGCATGAGTTTGGTGATATATCCACTCTGGGTGATCTGGCATACTATGATAAGGCTTCTTACACTAAGCCTACTGGTACTGGTTCTGCTACCTTCGAGGGTACTGCATTCACCGCTACTGTAAAGGGCACTCCGACAGGTGCTGTTAACGTAAACCCGGCCACTGGCACTGGCACGACCTACACTCCTGCTGGTACTGTAGCTTGCCCGGTTACTACTGTAACTCCTACCACTGAGGCTACTGGTAACTACGTTGCTACAAGCGCTACTGGTGGCGGCTCCGTAACCGCTGGTACTGCAGCATCTTTCACCGTTGATCCGAGTCTGACTGCATCTCTTGGTACTGGTGCAGAGGCTGAGATTCTCACCATCACCTTTGACAAGGGTACTTTCGATGGTGGCACTCCTACTGACGTTACTCTGCCGTCCTTCACTGCTAAGAGCATTGTAACGGATGTTGCTGTAGATGCTACTGGCACTCAGAGTGTAAATCTGGCAGGTACTTCTGTTAAGCTGGCATTCACTGGCGAGGAGCTTACCTCCACCGGTTCCAACACCGCAACTGGTAATATCACCAGCTTCACTGTTGGCACCACTTCCGACTACGTTACTCCCGAGAACAACACGTAATGAAGTCATGAAGGCTAACATCCCCGTCTTTCAAAATGAGAGGCGGGGCATGTCTTCTTAAAGTTTTATTAGACCTATCAGTCCTTTTAAGGACTTGTTTAAAACAAATTTTAGATTTTGAAGGAGGCTTTAAAATGGCTGATATATCCGCACTTAAATTCGGTAACACAATTTACACTCTCAAAGATGCTTCCTCTGCAAGAACGATTGACCTTAGTATCGATACGACGACTTACGTTCTTACAGCAACACTAAAGGACGCCTCTGGAACAGTCATTAGTACATCGACGGGAATCGACCTGCCGCTTGAAACGATGGCAGTAGGCGGTGAATACGTCAGCGACGATCCGACATATGGCAACGCTATCAAGCTTGAGCTCAAGAATGGAACCTACGTAACATTCCCGATTGGAGGTCTTATTTCTGGACTCCAGTCCGAGATTACGTCCAACAGCAAACTAAGTTCTGATTTAGTGGATGATACCGCATCGGTTAACAAGTTTGTCACGGCGGCTGATAAGACAGCTTGGAATGCTAAGTCAGATTTTAGTGGCAGTTATAACGATTTAACTGATAAGCCTACGATCCCGACGCCGGTAACGGTAGATCAAACCTATGGCTGGGCGTCTGCAAATGCTCAGAGTGGTGTAGCAATCGAAGGTAAGAAACCTGGTTTTAAGACCACAGGACTTAAGTATTATATTTATGGATCGAAAGCAACTATTGCGGCAGATGGCGCTGAAGTATTTAATGATTATACGGGCAATAAAGCAGCTGGTCTCTATTCTTGCGCAGAAGGATATCAGACGATAGCATATAGTAACTATTCTCATGTCCAGGGAAAATATAATGTTTTAGATTCGTCAGGTACGTATGCTTTCATAATTGGTAACGGTACGGCTGATGATGCTCGTCACAATGCATTTGCTATTGACTGGAATGGCCTAATCTATGTAAACGGCTCTACGACTGGAGTAGATGTATCGCAGCTCACTCCGGTGACGGTAGACCAAACCTATGACGCCACTTCCACGAATGCCCAAAGTGGTGTTGCCATTGCCGGAGTTATCGGTAATATCAACTCCGTGTTAGAGGAGGTGCTGTAAAATGCCGAATACAATCGCAGATAATCTGGCGCGTTTGCAGACTGCCAGAACGGACATTGCAAATGCAATCACGACGAAGGGCGGCACAGTTGCCGCTGGCGACGGGTTCGAGGACTTTCCGGCGGATATCGCAACGATACAGTCCATACCTAATATAGATGACGCGTTAAAATCAACATGTCCACAAATAACTAACATAACAGAAAAATTTATTCCCTATAAATGGATTACCAAGACGTGGAATAATGCTCCGACGTATAATGCGAATAATCAAAGCTCCAGCCCGATTTGGACAGACGGTACCGATATATATTATAGTGCGTATAGTAATCAATACGTCTTAAACAAAGCAACGTCAACATGGTCCACTAAGACATGGGGCGGAACTAACTATTTTTCCAGCGTTTATATATGGACAGACGGTACAGATATATATTATAGTGGAGGTTCTAGCTCTGACCAATACGTCTTAGACAAAGCAACATCCACCTGGTTGACTAAAACGTGGACTGGTTTAACAAATTTTGATGGCATTGATATCTGGACAGACGGTACAGATATATATTATAGTGGAGGTTCTAGCTCTGACCAATACGTCTTAGACAAAGCGACGTCAACATGGTCTACTAAGACATGGGGCGGAATGGATAGATTTTACAATTCTAAAATGTATGGCAGATATATCTGGACAAATGGTGTAAATATTATTAACTCGTACTATTCAAATAAGTCTTATGACTCTGTGCTTAATAGAAGCAATTCTACATGGGTAGCCCCAGCTGTCAACACATCAATGCCGACAAACAGCAATTATGACGGTGATGATATATGGACCGACGGTAGTTGTCTGTATCTCTACCGCTATGTTTACTTTCCAGGGGCGCCCGCTGGACAAATGTATCATGATATGGGATCAAATATAAATCCCGTAAAAAAACAAGACATTTGGACAGACGGCACTGATATATACTATAGATTTTCATATAAACTTGCCAAAGTATCTCCCGCAAATGTTACGGTCAATACTGTAAAATGTATCCCGCAGTTTATAAAGTAACTTTTGGATGTACGAGGATGTGATTATTTTGAGCTTGAACGGCCCAACTCCCCGAAAGGAGTGCGAAAAATGGCAAAAGGAATTGACGCAAGCCGCCGCAACGATGGGCTGGACGGTGACGAGTGGCGATGGGTTCTCAAATTGTGGAAGGCGTTTTTATGCCGTTAAATTTCAATGTGAATATTGCGAAGGTATGGGGCTGTGATAGGTTCATTTTTGGCTATGCAAAGGTGAAGCCACAAACTGGTTCTAAAACAGTCGGGAGTATAAGCGTGGTTAGTTTCCCAAGCGAAACGCCTAGTACATATGTTTTTATGGTGCTGGTGCACATAGCACAAGTTCCTACGGTGGCATGGAAACGGAGATAACCGGCGGAAGTTTTAATTTCAGCAATTGAAAAGTTTCATTTTCAATCTGGTTCACGCCAGACACATCATATGCATATTTTTGGTTCATCGTTACATGGTAAGAGAAAAAATGAACGAATGGAAAATCTGAAACGCGCTGCAACATTCAATTTTTTTCGTAGATCTCACATCAGCCAACAACCTATTCGGCGATTTTATTCTTAAATTTGATAAAACGTAACGAATAAATCAAAACGGTAGTGACTAATGGCATCGACTCTTACAACTACAAAATGCGTTCCGGGATATATCAGATAAAAGGAGGTAAACTAAAATGAAAGGTATTTACGCATCAGATCGTTCAGAAGGCGGTATAAGACCAATGATAACACTTAAAGACACGGTTTCAAAAATGCTTTCAAGCAATTGGGAAGATCACTTAGTCTCCGAGATCGAACAGTGCGATATTAGACTTTACAATCTCGAACGTCACATGGACAAGATTGGAAAGGATTCCCCAGAGTATTCCCTTCTGGAGGCGCAGAGAGACGCGATGGGGGAGTATCTCAAGACGATTACCGCCAGAGCTACTTCATTTGGAATCGAATACCGTCTCCCCTCGCTCGAAAAGAGATTTAAGGAATGGAATAAGAATATTGACACCCCTTCTAACCAGAACGATACGATGTTCTATGCATTCATTCTTCTGTGGCTCATGATGACTGGGGGCGAATCAAAATGACAGATGAAATGAAAAAACAGATCTGTAGAGCGGTGTATTATGGATACAACGTGGAAAAGATTGCCAAAATCGAGTCAATTACCGAAGAAGAAGTTAATGATGCTGTAACCTGGGGCAACAATTCTGGATATTTTTCGGAATTGGAATCCTCGCTTGAGGAGGTGGACGAGTAATGCAAACAAGTGGCATTGATATATCAAGGCATAATGGTAATATTAATTGGCGAAACGTCAAAAACACGAAGAAAGTCGATTTCGCGATTCTTCGCGCAGGATATGGCTCGTCTATTTCTCAGAAGGATGCAAAATTCGAGCAGAATTACCATCAGGCGAAAGCTCAGGGTATTCCTGTCGGTGTATATTGGTATTCTTATGCATTAACCCCTTCTGCTGCAAAGGCTGAAGCAAAAGTCTTCCTGCAGGCGATCCAAGGCAAACAGTTCGAGTATCCAGTGTATCTCGATATTGAGGAAGCGTCCCAGTTTAAGCTTGGTAAGACAAGAGTAACAGAGATCGTAAAAGCTTTCTGTGAAACAGTAGAAGCCGCTGGTTATTTTGTAGGCATTTATTCTTCTAAGTCAGGACTCTCTTATATCGATTCGACTGTTCGAGATAAGTATACGGTTTGGGTCGCACACGTAAACGTCCAGAAAACCAATTATACAGCCCCCTATGACATGTGGCAGTATAGCTGGAAGGGTCGTTATAATGGCATCTCAGGCGATGTAGACCAGGACTATTGCTATAAGGATTTTCCGACCATTATTAAGAGTGCTGGCAAGAATGGGTTTGGTAAAACTGAGAAGGTATCAACCCCTAACGAGTCGGGCAAGAAAAACGAAAACACGGATACAGTTAAGAAATTCAACGTTAAAGTTGTATGTTATTCACTTAATGTTCGTTCTGGTCCGGCAACATCTTATAAACGAACGGCCATTGTTCATCAAAATGAGATTTATTCCATTATTGAGGAAAAGAATGGCTGGGGTAAACTTATTTCTGGCGCGGGCTGGATTAATCTTGATTCTAAATACGTCAAACGCGTATAAGGGATAAAAACAAAAAACCACAAGAAAAAACGGAGGTAATTATTATGCTTAAGAAGACGATTGAGTACACAAATTTCGACGGTGTTGAGATGAAGGAAGATTTCTTTTTCAACCTCACGCAGGCTGAACTCACCGAGCTTCAGATGTCTAAGGCTGGTGGATTTGGCGAGTATATCGAGAAGATTGTTGCCGCTAAGGATGTCCCCACCCTTGCAAAGCTTTTCAAAGATCTCATTATGCTTTCTTATGGCGAAAAGTCGGCCGATGGTAAGCGTTTTGTAAAGAAGGCCGCTGATGGACATCGTCTGGCTGATGATTTTGTCGAGACCGAGGCTTATAGTAATCTTTACATGGAGCTCATCATGGATGACAAGGAGGCTGCAAATTTTGTAAATGGGATCCTTCCGTCAGAGGTTCGTGAAAAAGCCGCTTCTAATATGACTCAGAACCCCAATCATCCTGCGCTCCAGCATAAGTAATGCTCGAGATAAATGTCAAAAGAGTAGAATTTTATGACGAATCAATTGGAGAGTTCGTAACAGTTGAACCGCGAACTCTCCATCTTGAGCATAGTCTATATGCTATAGCCAAATGGGAATCAAAATGGAAGACAGCCTTTCTAGCCGATGATAAACGGCACAAGAAAACACAAGAGCAACTTATCGATTACATTAGATGCATGATATTAGATGACGATGTCGATCCGTTAATCGTAAATGCATTAACACAAGAACAGCTAGACCAAATTGCCGCCTATATGGATGACACAATGACCGCTACATGGTTCAATGACAAGAACATAAATCTTGGTCAAGGAAAAAACGATATCGTCACTAGCGAACTCGTATATTATTGGATGGCTGCTTCACAAATACCATTTGAAACCCAATATTGGCATTTTAATAGACTGATGACACTTTTAAAGGTTGCTAGCATTAAGAGTCAGCCGTCTAAGAAGATGTCAAAGCAGGATGTTCTTAGACAGAATCATGCTGTTAATAAAGCTAGACGAAAACCTCATACGTAAATTCTACAACTTCTATAAATTTTTACGAAATGGCGGTGCTTCTCTTATGAGCATTAGAATTAATAGTGAAGGGAATTTTAAACATACTGAGACACTTTTAAGACAAGCGATTAACAAAAAATGGTATAAAAAACTCGACGACTTTGCAAAGGATGTAACAGAAGCTTTAAAGGAAGCAACGCCTAAAGATACTGGAAAAACCTCAGAATCTTGGGGATATGAGATAGAAACTAGCAAAAATTCAACAACCATTACATGGACCAATTCTAATCATATCGAAGGTTACTACTATAATTCTGATAGATTAACCCCGATTGTGTTATTGATTGTTAATGGGCATGCCACAGCTAATGGCTATTGGATCGCTCCTAATGATTTCATAACCCCTGTAATTAATCCGTACATGTCCAATTTTAAGAAAGACGTTTGGCTGGAGGTGACCGATAGATGAGCACAACAGTTGATAATCAGATCATAAATTTACAATTTAATAACAAAGACTTCGAGAAGAATGCCTCCCAGTCACTAAAAACTGTCGAGAAACTTAAAAAGAATCTCGATTTTAATGGCGTAAAAACTGGCTTTGGAACTATTGCAAGTGGCTTGAAAAAAGTCACATCTACGGTTTCTGGAGCCGTTATAGGCATCGAGAAATTTTACAATGTCTACAGAAAGCTTGGCGATATCGCACTCCATCCTGTAAGAAATTTAAAGGAACTTTGTGCAAATACTGAAGCTGTTACTCAGTCTTTCAGTAAGCTCGAAGAAGTGTCCGTTGGAGCGCTTAGACGACTTGGCGAACAGGCAGTAGATGCTGGAGAGAGACTCGTTAAATCTCTTACAATCGATCAGGTTTCTGCCGGTTGGGAGAAATTCGGTGAGAAGACAAGATCTGTCGCAGCAATCATGTCCGCAACCACGATGAGCGCCGAAACAGTAACTGATAAGCTCAAAAAGCTTAACTGGTATACAGATGAAACCTCATACGCTTATACGGATATGACCAATAACATCGGAAAGTTTACAAATGCTGGAATTGAGCTCGATGATGCTATTACGGCAATGATCGGTATCGGTAATGCGGCAGGTCTTGCTGGCGCCTCGGTTCAGGACGCGTCCCATGCAATGGCAGGCTTCTCGGGCGCAATTGCTCAGGGCTACATGGATAGACAGCGATGGAGCTGGATTCAAACTGCGCACATGGATACCGTGCAGTTTAAAGAAGCTTTAATCGACGCGGCCGTTGCTGAAGGTACTCTCGAAAAAGGAGCCGAAGGACTGTTCGGGGCGTTTGGAGAATTTGATGATGATCACCTCGTGACTGTCGAGAATTTCGAGAATGCCATGACAAAATCAAAATGGCTGACATCCAAGGTTATGACCAATGCATTAAAGCGTTTTGGTGGAACTACTGAGAAGCTTTACGATTTCATCGAGGAACAAAAAGCGCTAGGCAATGATATTTACACATCCGATGCTATTAAACAGCTTGGCATTTCTGAAGAAGATCTTGGTCTTAAGGCGTTCAAGGCATCTCAGGAAGCTCGAACTTTGTCCGATGCGATCGATTCTGTCAAGGATGCCGTATCCACAGGTTTTATGACGGCATTCGAGCATCTTATCGGTAATTATGAAGATGCGAAGGAACTCTGGACTGACCTTGCTAACACTCTTTGGGACGTATTTGCAGCACCAGTTGATAATTTGAACAGTGCCCTTGACGAATGGGCGGATAATGGCGGCTTCGATAAATTCCGTAAGAGTCTCTATCAGGTCATGGATACCACCGCCCTGTTTATTGAAACTCTAAAGCAGGGCTGGACTGATGTTTTCGGCGAAATGGATGGAACAAAGATCAGAGAAATTCTGAATCCGTTCCATAATTTTGCAGATCGTTTAGAGGCTAGTGCTACTAATGGTATTCTTGGAAAACTTGCAGATATCTGGTATAATTTTCTTAGAATTGTTCAGGCGATTAGCGACACATTCTCATTTTATCACGAAGCATTTATTAATGCTTTTACAAATAGTGGTCTTTATGATGCCATTTATTCTGTAAAGGATGCATTTGATTCCGTCGAGGAGACGATCGATGAAGTGGGTGAAGCTGCTCAGGAAGCTAGCGAATATGTTGAGAAGGCGTTTCAGGCAGTATCTGACATTTGGACTAAAGGTAGCCTTGGAAATGGCGAAGCTCGTGTTAGAGCTCTTGAAGCACTAGGTCTCGATCCAAAATACGTTCAAAAGTATGTAAATCAGATTGCCTATGGCTCGAAGAAATCTCTTGACGAGGTTCACGAGCAGATGATCAAGGACGGATACACCGTTGGTGAAGTCGCAAACGAAGAACTTGAAGAAGTTGAGGAAGAAGAGAGTGAGATCGTTCGTATTTCTTCTAAACTGGGTAAGGTTCTTGGTAGAGTGGCCGACGTTATCAGAGCTGCATTCATGGACGATTCAGTTTATCATACTGTTTATGATATTTTTCTTGGGTTTTGGTCTCTTGTAGAAATGATTCGAGCATCAATCGATCAGCTTGGTCAATCTATTAGGGATACGTCCGGACTTAAGAGTCTTATTCACTGGGTCATCGATCCTATTGCCAATGTTGCTAGGTCTATCACAGATGCCGTTGCCGATGGCGGCTTGCTCAAGATTCGCGCCATTGTTGCGCAACTTGTAACATTGTTTAACAATTTCTCGGCAGTCATTAAGGAAGTTGGGCATTCCGGTAGTGAAGCGTTCCATAATGTATTTGGTGACTTCGATATTCTTAATTTTGCAAGCAGCGTACTCTCGAAACTAATCTCCGGCATAAAGGAACTGTCAAATGCGTTCAAAAAAGATAACCGACTTACTCGTATTTTTTCAGGCATTGCAAGTGCACTTCGTATAGTAACAAAATTAATTACAAAATTACTTAACAAAGCGTTAAAACCTGCTGGAAAAACAGTCCTTCCTAGTGTTCTCGACGCGCTGGCTGAGATTGGTGATGTACTTACGGGTCTCGCAGACGATGATGTAGCGATTGAGGCGATTTTTTATTCAGTAACCGAAGCGTTCGAAAAAGCAAAAAAGGTAATTAATGTTATAGTCGGTGTTCTTGGAAGTGCCGTTGACCTTATCACATCCGCTGTAAAAAGTGTAATAAACTTTAGTAAAACCGTTGGCTCTTATATTTCGAATTCTAAAATCTTCAAAGGTGCTGCGAATGCTTTGAGAAATCTATCCGAAGCGTTTTCTTCACTTTTTGGCAAAAAGAACACACAAGATCCGACTCGATCCATGCAGGAATTTGAAGGCGAGCTTGAAAAGGGTGAAAATTCTTTCAGCTGGCTCAACGTTATGTTAGGAGTCGTTGAAGCTTTGGCCGGCGCGTTTGGTCTTTTGGTCAATGGCATTGCGAATGTTATAACATGGATTGATCAGTTTATTAATAAGATTCAAAATGGCAATACAAGATCGTCTAGCATTGATGGTAAAGGTAATATTTTCACAAGTCTTAGTGATGGTCTATCATCCATTTTTAGTAATAGAGATTCGAAAAAAGTCATTAAAGGCAGCGCGGAGTTTTTTGGCGATGTTCTTACCGGATTAAGTGAAGCCATAACAATTTTCTTCAAGAATACCAATATCGATTGGACAGTTTTAAAGGATATGGCTGGTTTCTTTGCTGTTATTTGGGGTTTTATCGAATTCCGAAAAAGCGCTGATGCGGTTAATAATATTATTAAAAGTATCGGTAAGGTCCCTCTTAGTTTCGCTGATATTTTCACTAATTTCAACGATGTACTGTCTGGAATTAAAGGAACTGTCGGTGCAGCTAAAACTGCAATAAATAATATTACGCAAGCGCAGGTAATAGAGTCGTACATTTACGCATTATTGGCCATTTCTGGTGCCGTTGCATTACTCGGTAAGATTCCGGAGAATCAACTTGTGCAGGGTATTTCCGCTATTGTAGTTCTTGCGACATTCTTCGCTGTTTTCGCCAAGGCTGTAAGTTCGATTAGCACCGATACGAAAGCAATAACCAAGATAACGAATTCCGGGAATAAAACATTCAATCTGTTTTCTGGAAATACAAACAATGTTAATGCCGGTCCTCTCGGCGTTGCTATGATGATTCTTTCCATGGCAGCGTTTGCTTTGGCAGTCGCTAGTGCGATTAAGAAACTCGTAGAGGTTCTGGCAAACAACAATGTTAATGCTATTTATGGCGCCATTGGTATCTTGGGAGGATTCTTCGCAGCGATCATTGCATTGGTTTTGGTTTTTGCAAATGTGTCAAAGAAACTTAATAATAAACAAACTGTAAAATTCCTCGGTGGAGCAAGCAAGTCTGAAGGTCCAAGTGGGGTATTTAACAGTCTTGCTACCGTTATCGGGACAATTACTGTAGCTATCGGCGTGCTTTGCGATGCTGTAATCAAAATGGCAAAACTTCCAAAAACAAGGTTGGCTGAAGCAACAAACACTCTGTGGGCTGTATTTTTAGTTCTTGGACTTCTTACGGCCGCGTTCTCGGTTCTTGTTGTTTACTTAAATAGCGATGCAAAATTTGAAGGAACAGTACAAACTGGGGAAAATAAATTCGTGTCCAAAAGCGACATGATGGTAAAACAGATTCAAGGCCTTGCGACAGCGATGATTCTTATAGCTTCTGCGATTGATGCACTCATCCCGGCAATTGCTGCCATGGCTATTGTATCTGTTTTAGATAGTGATGGACGAATGCTTCAAGGAATTCTCGTTAGCATTGGCGGCTTGATGATTGTGATGGCAGGCATTGTCGCGTTGTTTGCGCTGATAGTGTCAAAGACAACACTCAATACTGTGAAATCTGTAGCGCCATTATTGGCAATAACTTCCTGTATGGTGATTATTGCTGTGGCATTAGATGCTCTTCTTCCGCTTATCGCCGTGTTAGGCGCTTTTGAATCCATTAAACCTGGATCTATCGTTCAGATAGCGGCCTCCATAGGCCTTATATTAGTTGCCATGGGTCTTTCTTTATGGTTGGCGACAAAATCTTTGAGCAAACTGAAGTCAAAACAGATTCTGTCTTTGTCAAAGGTCGTCATTTCCATTGCAGCAGCATTCGCAATAATTGTTGAATCTCTCGGCCATGTCACTCTAGCTATTAGGAAAGAGAACGCTAGTATTTGGGAATTCGTTGGTGTAGCTGTTACTGTTGGAATACTTTTAGCGGGTCTTATGACCGTGTTCGCTATTATCTTATCCAATCTTAATAACATGGCAGAGGTTCAAACCCAAGATGTATATTCTTTCGTAGCGGTTATTATTGCCATAGCTGGTAGTCTATTAATAATTTCGGCGGCTCTTAGTTTATTAGCAAAAACAACCCCCGTCGATGCAGTTGTCAAATACGCTGTGACATTGGGCGGTCTTCTTGCCGTGCTTCTTGGAATCTCTTTCTTGCTTAATAAATTCGGTGGTGCAGTAGCGGTGGAAGCAGTAGAAGCAATCGCGTTTATGATCGCAGCGCTCGCCGGATTGGCAGTTGGAATTTCCGCTAGTTTCCTTCTCTTAGCAGTCGCGATCAAGGTATTCGCGGATAGCCTTCCGAAACTCATAGGACTTCTTCCAAAATTCGGGGATTCGCTTGCACAATTCTGTGAAAAGTTGAAAAACTATAAAGGCGATCTTATACTGTATGCCATTTCCTTCACTGCATTTGCAGTTATTATCGGTCTTGTGGCTGCAAAACTGATCGCTAGCATATTGGCGATGTTCAAGAAATTGAATGACAAGGATGCCCTCCCGAAAATTGGAAAAAATACGATGATGACAGTCGCTGCTATTGTTCTTGGAATTTGTGCTGCTCTCACGCAGACGAGTCCTGAGGTTTTAAAGGCGATCGAGGCGACTGCCACAATGGTGATGGCGTATCTTGGAGAAATCATGGGTGCACTCGTCGAAGCCGTTTTGGTTTTGATCTTAGAGTTCTTCGACCGACTTGCAGATGCGTTGGATAATAACACCGATTATATATGGTATGTTATTGTTCGAGTATTTACGTCCATCGGTAATCTTATCATGAGCGCCCTTGGCGGAGTGCTGTACGAGGTATTCGCGACGATATATAATATAGTCTCGGCTTTGATTCTTGGGTGGATCGACGATTTTGGGTATCTCTTCGAGAGATTGGGAAAAGAGCTTAAAAAGTTTACGCTTTACATCCAAGTTGGATTTTCTACCGACTATCAGCATCAGTCCAATCTTCTTAATGAGATAGATAAGATTAACAAAGAAATAGATGAACTTGATGAGCAATCGCAGAATGTAGTAGGATTGCATGAAAGCGACTTTATAGACATGGATTTGTCTCTTGCTCAAGGATGGTGGAAGGATTATTACAACACCAATTATGATAAGAAAGCGTTACAAGATCTATTCGGAGTCGAGCCCCGTGATTATGAGGACGCGAAAAATCAAGCTATTAATGATATTTATAATATCGGAAAAGATTATGGCGAGAAAAGTGTCACGTCGGCAAAGGATGGTTTGACTGATGGCATCAATAATGTTCTTGCAGATATCGAAATTCCAGACGCATTACAGGTTGTTTTCGACCAATCTACTGATGATAGTGGTGAATTTGACGCTACGAAATTCGGAGAGTCTCTTGGAGAGAAATTAAACGAAGCCAAAGATGGAGCGCTTAGTAAAGTAGATCTTAATGCGTTCAAAGAGATTATCCCGGCTATTACAGGCGAGATGAGCGATGCCGATATCGAAAGCATGATGAACGGGCTGATGTCAGAGTACACCGGTGATGTTACAGATCTGGAAAGCCTTACTGGCCTATCAACCGCGAATATGGAAAATTATTGGGGCAGTATGACAGAGTCTGTTACTGGTAATTTCGACGCCATGGCAACATCTCAGCAAGCGTTGATCGAAGCGACGGCAGAAGCAGATAAAGACATAAGCGAATCAATGGACAAAAGTGTTGCTGCGATAGATTCTTATAGAACGCCCTTCTATAAGTCTGGTTTCATGTTAGTAAGCGAGCTTAAACGAGGCATGGATACAGAAATGGGGGTAACGAAAGAATGGCTCATCAAACAGATGGCTGAGATAATTGATACCGCGTATAATGAATGGAAAGTTAGCTCGCCGTCGAAGTTATTCAACGCCCTTGGTCAGTTTGCAATGGAAGGTTTGGCAATTGGACTTCAAAATGACATGCCACTTAAGGTTATGCAGCAGTCAATTCACGACATAGACGAGGCTGTCACATTCGGCCAGTTTAACACCATCACACCAAGAATATCACCGGTCGTCGATTTGTCAAATGCTAGACAAACTGCAGCTCAAGTGGACACCCTGTTCAAGGTTCCAACAACTTCTAGAAAGATAGCTGCAAGTGCAAGTCAGTATGTCAATACAGCTTTCGACTATGTTAGAAATGACAAGTATAATGATTCAAGGGTTGTAGCGTCCATTGATACGTTAAATTCCAAACTTGACTCGCTCAACGACAATATGATGAATACAAACATTTATCTTGATTCTGGAGCACTTGTTGGGGCGACATCAGGTGCGATGGATAAGGCTCTTGGACAGAGGGCATCCAGAATAAAAAGAGGAGGTTAAAAATGTATTATTCGTTATCGTTTATCCAGCCGACGAATCCATATTCGTTTAATCGGTATACAGACGATGCGATACCACCTCTCGATCTGACTTTTGTTAGAAATACATGGGAGCATTGGCGGATCGTCCCAACAGAACGCCCCACTTTTGCTCCTCCTCCGCTTAATACTCATGTAGTAAACGTTGATGGAGCAAACGGCAATATCGATTTAACTCAGGCCCTGACCGGTTATCCGACTTATGGTAATCGGTCAGGCTCTTTCGACTTTGCAGTTATAAACGATTATCGAAACTGGCAACAAGCCTATACTGATATCTTATCAACAATACATGGTAAGCGGCTGTATTGCGTTTACGAGGAAGATCCTGAATGGTATTATGTCGGCCGATGGACTGTAAAATCTTGGGTCACAGGAAAAAATAGATCCACGGTTACATTGACGTACGATCTAGAACCTTATAAGTTGAGACTATATGATTTAAACTCGGATTGGTTATGGGATCCTTTTAATTTTCAAAATGGAATTATTACGTCTCGTTATACTGACGCAGATGGAGCAATATTCACAAAATCTCATAGAGTTGATTCGTCGGAATGGAACGACTGCATAATATTCGATACGAGCAAAATAATCGGCGAATGGGAAAAAGATGCAGTCGGCGATGGGTATATTCATAAACAGGATTATATAAGTTCGATCCTTGGTAATATGCCAGTCGCTTTATGGTTGGATGTAAAACCGGATTCTGGTGAAACTATTCAAATCCAATTTAAAAACTCAGAGATTAATTATGGCGATGAAGAATCAGTTTTCAAAACATATACATCCGATTATCAGGGAACAGATCCGAGTTACATTATAACCAATTACAGTGGGACGAACTCCATCCTTATGCGGGCAATCGGAAAGGGACAAATAGAAGTCAATTTTAGACCTGGGAGGCTATAACTAATGTATAGTATTTATGTTGACGGTGAGTGTATCTATAACGATAGATTCCCTCTCGAAGAATACAAGATTGTGACGCCGGTCCTCAAAATGGCAGACAGCGCTGCTGGATCTTTGGAAATGACCCTTCCCACAATAAATATCGGATATGATTCGATTAAACGTATGAAATCGACTATAACCGTTAAGCGATGGGATAAAGAAATCTGGGAAGGACGGCTTGTCGAAGATTCGTACGATTTTTGGCAGAATCGAAAAGTATATGTGGAAGGGGCTTTAGCGTACTTCAATGATACTTGCCAACCTCAAAGAGAATACACAAATGTGACTCTAGATCAGTTTTTGAACTCGGTCATTGACATTCACAATTCCAAGGTTCCAGACAATCGTAAAATCTATTTCGATTATCAAAGCGTCAACGGCAGTATCATTGATTATCGGGCAACGCAGTATCAAAAAACACTCGAAGTATTAAACCAAGTGTGCACTGATTATTCGTGTCACATGAAGGTAGAGAAAAAAACCGTTAATGGCGTCTATGGAAATTACATCAAATTTTTTAGCGGGCCGTTAACTACTTCGACGCAGTCTGTCGAATTTGGGAAAAATCTCCTCGATTACACATCGAATTTCGACATGTCTGAGTTAGCGACGGTTGTTGTTCCGCTTGGGGCTGTAAAGACGAACTCTAATAGCTCTCAGATTGGTGATGCTATTGACTTAACGAAATTAAAGGCCTATACCGATGATGACGGCTGGGGCGTGGAACAGGTAAAAACAAACGAGACCGTTCTTGCGACACAGGAAGAAGTAGAGAGTCAAAAAACCGAACTCATCCATCATTACAGTGGATGGTACGGATATTATACAGCCGTTTTGTTAGTAAAAGGCTCGACTACAAAAGAAAAAAATACGGTGTACATATCCTCGAGAATGCATGCCGGTTTTGGAATGTATATATGGCAAACCGTATCTGGCGGTGGACCAGCCGATTCGTATCATAGTGGAAAGTATGCAAGCATTCCGCTAGGATTTACAGACATTATTGAAGAAGCGGTAGAGGTTCCCGTTTCAGAAGATGAAAACGGTCGCGCAAAGCTTGTTCGATTGTATGTCGGGTCTTTTGGTGGCGACGTAGAGCTTCGAGTTAATATTGCGTCAAAAGCCTCTGGAAAAATGGACGAGTATTATACCGCAGAAGATGCTCTTGTATCGACTATTAGTATGACACCGTCGCTCCCAGAATTTCAAAATGGCAACATTTATACGAGCAACGAGGAAAATCCAGGAGCTGTGTATAGTGGATCTACAAAAACAATCTATTCGACAACTGACATTGTTAAAAATGACCAAACAGGATTCGACCCCGGTTTATATTCTTTAAAGGCGGCGGTAACTTCTGATAGAGTCGTTCAGGTTCGTGTGTATTGGTATTATAGAACGGGATCGTTTATTAACAATAGCGATTGGTTGACTTTGCCAGCTCGTTTTACTTTACCAGAAGGATCGACATACAGACTTCGTGTAGTATTTCGTTATCCGAATTCTACTGCTGATTTCTCGCCAACAGACGAAATAACCAAGCTTGATATTTTTAAAGGTACTAGATTTGGAAGTCTATATGTGACAGCGGAGTCTAAAAATCTCTTTATTGACGATGTCGAGCAAGGCGGAATCATTGAAAGTGGAGATAATGCAGGGCTTTCGAATAGTGGAATTGACATGAAACGAATTCGGTCAACAAAGCCGATTGGAGTTGTTACAACCGGTGGAGAAATTGATGGATTCGACGTGGGCGATTATCTACTCCACGCAAAAACGACGAAAACATCAGCCGACGATGGACGAGTATTATCCGTAAAGCCATTCTTTTATGATATGGATGATGAGTTCTCATCTGCTGGGGAATGGGTTCAGATGGACGATACTGTTGGAGCAGTTATTACGGTTCCGAATAGAGGTAATGCATATTCAGAAACGAATCTCATAACGGCGCTTCCTCTTTTTAAACCTACAGAAGATTCAAGAATAATTGAAACTGCGTATAAAATCGATTATGGTGTATTCGAGAGCAACAATTCTTACAAATTCGAATCAGTACCAAAAGACTCGGCAAAAGCGTTCAAAATTCGATTAAAGGTTTATAATCGAATTATCGACACTGAGCATGGCGAAAGTACGGAACGATTGATTGAAACTACCGAATGGATGGCCTCTCCTGCAGAGTATACTTTCCCCAACGATGTTCCGACCTATAAAATTGTTCCAGAATTACAGTATACCGACGATTCTGATATTTATCCGATCGATGTAAAGGAATTTTCCTGCTATAAGAACATACCATTGAAAAGTAAATTACGGTTCATGTTCAAGGATTCTACCAATCCGGAAACGGATGCAGACATTGCAATTACTGCATTAACGGAAATTATGCTGGAACAGGATGCTACATTTCCCTCGATGTATGAGCCTGCGAATTCCGCGCTTCAAGAGTACGGGTGGATTGAGAAGGTCATTAACTTTGATAATGTAGAAAATCCTGATGAACTTTATTACAAAGCGAAAACGTATCTCGCTTCTGGTCAATTCGACAAAATGACTCTAACGGTAAAGGCCCTCGACCTTAGTATTCTTGGTGTTGATACAGAGGCACTTGACATTAATTCGTATATTCTTGTGAATTCAAGGCCTCATGGTCTTAGTCGGTTCTTTGAAATAACAGAACTCGATATTCCACTTGCTGAACCCGAAAATATGGAATTTTCATTAGGTAGTGAAACAAAACAAACGTTAACATCAATAAATAATAACACAAATAGCGATCTGCTAGCCATGATAAATTCTCAACCGTCGCAGTCTTCGATTTTACAGGAAGCTCGAAGAAATGCTGAAGCGGCTATCTTAGACGGTTTTACAAGTGGGTCTGTCGTTACGGTTACGAATGCCGCTGGACAGCCAACTGGTTTGGGATTTTTCAAGGTTTGGAATTCTCAGACGGAGACGTACGATCCATACACTGGGCCGTATCCAAGTGCCGTGTGGGATGAAATACGATCGGATCCGAGTATGGCAGATATTAGATGTGTTCTCATAAACTCTGAAGGAATGGTATTTTACAACGAGGGAGTTGGCCATTCGTCGACGATTGATTTGGCTACTGGAACCGGTCAAATAATTGCGCAAACTGGTCTTTTTGAAACCATGTATGCTGACAGAATTTTAGGCGGAACATTAACACTTGGTATAGGAGGAAACGTTGAAGGCCATATACCAGACGGTCGAATATATATGAAATACCCAGTGCCCGCAGGAAAGGAAGGATGCTTACCATGGGCGACACAGGCGGATCCCGGGAATCTTATTGAAATCACAAAAGGTGATGGGATCGTTCAGCAAGGTGTAAGTGAAGACGGTTGGACAAGACAAGTTAAAATCATAAACGGCGTAATAGAAGGCAGCATTTATTCGGATAAGTATCACGTTGGTGGACGAATATATCTTGGTCATTCTTATGGTACGCCAACTGGAGAAACCATATACGGCATGCGTTTGCAAGGGATGGATGGCCCACTTGTTATAGCCGGTAACATTTATTTAGATGGTTCAATCAGAATCGGTGCCTATGGTACTGGTGATGTTGGCGTAAGTGAAACAGTAACAATACCGACAACTGATGGGTCGATAGGACTTAGATTTGTAAACGGTATCTTCGTTGGAAGGGTCTAATTTTCTATACAGAAAGAAGGAAAATCAAAATGGTAGTAGATACTATGGGTAAGACAATCCCGCCTGAGGAAGTGCAAGAGTATATTAAGTATATTCAGAAAAAAAATCCTAATAGAAAGATTGAAAAAATCAGCATCAACGTCGATGGTGATTACGTAGATCTCTCGTGGGAGCTTCTGGAGGTTCCTTTTGAACGCGTACGTAGAATCACTGGATATTTGGTCGGAGATATGTCCAGATGGAATGACGGAAAGCGTGCCGAAGAAGCCGATCGAGTGAAACACGGTTTAAAGGAGGCGACGTAAATGTCGATCTCGGAAGATCTTAAGAACATCAAACGTCAAACGAATGGTGAACGTGTGGCAGAAGCAATTGTTTCTGCCATGCAAACCCTGCAATCTGAATCCTATCAAGGAGTGGATATTGCCACCGAAATCGATACGATATCCAATACGCCATATGGTGATCAGTTAAGATTGGCGATTCATGACGGATTGAAGAAACTTCATGATGCGAGTTCTTCTTATAGTCTGAATATAACAACGCTTACAAAAGATGCCTATGATTCGTTAAATCCTCCTGAAGAAGGAGTGCTATATGGTGTGAGATCGGAAAATCTTATAATGGCCGAGTCTTTAGACTATAATTATAAACCAACCGGCGAAAAAGAGCATTTCTACAACCTCGGAGCGCTTCGATTGTTCCTAAACGAGCATACTTACGGCAGATATAGTGTTTATGTAGGTTCTCAAATCGACATTGATTCCATTCCAGAAGGTTATTTTGCAGGTAGAGCTGCGCTATATGCGATAGAGCTAGGGAGTAATGTAGAAACAATACACAGTTTAGCATTCAATGGTGCTACAAATTTAAAAGAGGTTGTCATTTCCAAAGGGACGAAAATTATTGAAGAAGATGCATTTTATGGTTGCTCTGGAATTTCGTTTACAGTCGATAATAAGATTGATAAAATTTCTGGATTTCCATGGGGTGCGTCAGATTCCAAAATACGATGGATTGGATGACGGGGGTGAATCAAAATGGCAGAAAATATAGATGTCGAACTTCATTGTATCGATTCTGGTACATACGGCCGTGAACTACGAAAACCAATTTGTAGCGCTATCGAGAAATTATATCGAAACCGTGGCACCGCTTATTCTATACATGATCCAATCACTGAGTTTGAATATGAAATGATTAGTACCAAAGACGATTCTGTCGCGTATCCGATTCTAGATTCGTATAAAATGTTCGTAATGGATTCTCGATATCACGCGTTCTCAGATCTTCAAAGTTTAAAGGCGTACACCCAATCGGTTTCAACCCAATACGATTTGATTTTTGGAGATAACGTTCAAGATTTAGAATTCAACTCTAATTTTTTCGCGAACGATAGAAAGATCCGGTCTATCGTACTAGCTTGTGATATTGCATCCAGCGGTTCGGGTGTTTTTTCTGGATGCACGAATGTAGATCGTGTTCTTATGAATTCGCAGAGCATGATGACCACGATTCCCGAAATGTTCTTCAATGGGCTTTCTAGTTTAAAGGAAATTAGCATTCCGACCGGAATCATAACGATTGGTGATAACTGTTTTTCTAATTGTACAAGTTTGAGAACTGTTGATATTCCGCGTACAACCTATACGATATCAGAATCGGCATTTGAAGGTTGTCATAATATTAACTTTGTTGTTCACAATTCGGAGGGGTCAGTTTCTGGTTTTCCGTGGGGATCGGAAGACTCGACAATCAATTGGGTAGATTAAAGGAGGCGTTGTACAATTGTTATCTTACGATGAAATGTATTACAATGGCGCGGGTCTTGGTAAACTTTTTGCTGGGGATGAGTTGATTTGGTGCAGCGGTTCATCGAGCCCTGAGCCTAGCCTATATTCAAGGATCAACTATATACAGTCGACGAATCGCCAAACGATCAATACCGGCTATGTACCAAATGAAAACATGCGTGTTGAAGGCGTGTTTATGATGTTTTCAAATTACAGCCAGAATGTAGCCACCGGATATTTGCAAGCACCATTCGGGACTATTGATAACTTTTATTTCCAAAACCAATACAGTAGCGGATCTCCGATTAGTAGATTTCATTGCGGAAATAAAACGCAATCAGTACCTATAATCACTCCATATAGTGAAAAAATCCGAATCGTAGCTGATATAACCGGTGTTACTGTATATAGAATGGACGGAAGTATACTTGGAAGCATCCCTATTACCGATGCAACTTTATCAGATTCTCGGCCTCTATTTATATTTTCAAAAAATTCACCGACAACAGAAGACAGTTACACAGATGGGCGAATATACTCATTCAAGATCTATGAGAATGATGTTCTGATAAAAGATTTCGTACCGGCACGGAGAAATACTGATGGAGTTTGCGGAATGCTTGACGAGATATCTGGTGAATTTTATGTCGATGCGAATCCGAATCCGGTCGGGTTCTTCTCGGACGATTTCGATGAGAACTATTCCGTGCTTGATGCTGTTGAAACATCCGGTGATCTTTATGTCGATACAGGATACGTTCACAATCAAAATACGAGGATAACTATTGATAGTATTCCGGACATTACTGATGAGAGTGTAACGGCACTGGATAGTGTTCTATTTGGTTCGAATTACAATCAGAGTTATTCGAGTGACATGTGGGTTCTGTGGTATAGAACACTACTTTCTGGAGGTGTCCCGGCATTTAGACGAGGTGCTGATGTTTTAAAGTTTGCAGATTGCAGTTCTATGAATTTCAGAACCCGATCTACGATAGTCGCTGAGGGATTGACCATGACAATGACTTATCCAGATGAAACTCAAGTATCGATCACACAAACGGACGGCGTGTTAAATTCTGGAGTTAATACAATGTATTTGTTTTGGGAGAATATTAATCCTGATACGGGATTGGCGTACCAAAAAGCATATACGAGATTCTATAGCGCAAAAATTTCAGAAATTCAAAATGGAACCGAAACCGTTATACGAGACTTGATTCCTGTAAAACGAAATAGTGACCTAATTATTACACTATATGACAGAATTTCTACAGCAGAATTTGGTGGTATAGGTGGGACATTCACAGAGGTTTCAGAATAATTTTTCGCAAACGAAACACGGGCTATTATAGAAACTTGAAAGGAGTTGGTCAATTATGACTAAGAAGATTAAGAAAAAGACGGCGTTGGAGGCACTGGACGAGCTGATCGTGCAGGCACAGGAGGAAGCAGCGAAGATTCTTGAGAACAAAGGATCAGATTCGCCCGAGTATAATGCGGCGGTCTGCAATCTTACAAAATTGGCTGGGCAGAGAGCGGCAATTGCTGAAACTCAGCCGCAGCGTAAGAAAGTAGATCCGAACACGCTTATTGCGGGTGGTCTGACGCTGGCGGGATCTCTCGGATCGACGCTTCTGCTCCTCGTGTACGATGAGGATCATGTGGTTCCGAAGTGGTTCAAAACGGCTGCTGTTGGAATTAAAGATCTTCTGAAATCCAAAGATTAAAAAGAGGTTTCAAAATAGGAGTCGTGTTTTATACATGGCTCCTAAATTTTTCGCAAACTAAACAGCCCTTATAGTAGAAGATTAAGGAGATCTTCATGCTTTAAGGAGGTAATGTTATGAATACAATTGAAAAGAAAAATCTTTCTTTTGCGAAGTTTAAAGCGGAAAAAGCAGCCTCCAATGCACGTAATCTTCTCGACAGTAAGTTTGTCGAAAACTATCTGTCTGAGAAAGAACTGAAGGCATTGGAAAGATGCACCGAGTTTCTTATGGAGTTAGAGAAGAGATTCTCAAAAATGTATTATGAGACGGAAGCATGGAAGGAATGAAGGTCGAACGATTGCGGGGTTTAAATAGCCCCCTTTCGTTTTTTTTCGCAAACGAAACACGGCTCTTTATAGAGATGTTAGTCTCAAAGATTTAAAGGAGGTATTTTTTATGAAAACTGAAGAATTTAAGACGGCGAACGATCTCCGAAAACTTCGAGAGGATGCGTTGATCAAAGCATACGAGAAGGCTGCGACTGAGATTTATGGTCGTGTTTTTCTGCTGAATTGGGCGGAAGACAAGATAAATCTTAGAACCGCAGAATCTCTCGTCGATAAGATGGACGAGTGCTTCGAAGCCGAGTGGAGGTATATCGGAGAGATTTACGGTTTGAAAGAAACTGACAAATCTGATGACTAACAAAACTTACGAGAAGCTCGTGTTTTATACAGGGCTTCTCAATTTTTTGCATTTAAAACACTGACTTTAATAAGGAGGTGCGCAGTTTGTGGAAGGAGGCTATTATGGATAAAAAAGACCTTCATGAATTAATGGTGGCAAGAGCCCGCTATTCTGAAATTAGATTGCGTGCTCGTTTGGATACAGTTAATAAAATAACCGTTAGAAAACATCCAGAAAAGGATTGGTGGGAAACTGTTAGCGAGCACGAGTATGACATGATGATTAATGCGTGTAATGAGATGCTAGTATTGTTGGAGGATCTTAAATATATTAGTAAGATAGTGTAAATAAAAACTGCGCATCTTCTTTTTTCAAAATGACAGTAAAATACTCCCTCGCAATATTTGCAAGGTATATTATAGAAGGAATATAAACCAAAACCTAAACATTAAAGGAGGTATAACTATGAGTAAGACTTTTAGAACCTATGATGAGGCCCAGACATGGGCCGACGCAACAGGTTTGAAGTACCGAATCGTAGTATGCGACGAGTTTGTGTACGTATTGGTTTGGTAAAACCTAAAAAAACTAAACAAGCAGGTAACACGTAATCTTGGAGCGACAAGTGTCGACTACTAAGATGAAGTTATGCCGCTTGTTTAGGTTTTTCTTTTTTTCGCAAACTAAACATTTTTCTTAATAGAAAGCATTGTTTTTGCTTAATAAAAGGAGGAAATGTTATGAAGGAAATCTTTAAGGAAATGAATGCGATTGTAAAAAGTGAATGGAGTGTAAAGAATTTCGGAACGTGGGCTATGTTCTTCGTTGGTGTTATCATCAGCTCTATTGGCGAGTGGTGGTACACCCTGTCGGCGAGAACCGTTTCCGATTTTTTAAACGCATGTGCATTCACTATTCCTGGAGGGTTGCTCGTCGTGATTACGACGTTCACTATTATTAACAAATACTATGCACGAAAGGAGGATGAAGAGGTGTAATGCCTCTTCTTTTTCTCTCGTATTTAAAAACAGAGTCCTTCTTTTTTTTTCAAAATGGCAGTGAAAACTCGCAAACGAAACAGTTCTCCTTATAGAGGAGACCAGAGAGGTCTTCCGCAATATTTAAGGAGGAAACAATTATGAAGATGAGTGAAATTTGTGTAAAGGTTGCAATCTCTGCAATCACAGCTATGGCTGCCGGTACGGCAAGTATCTTGGCGAGCGAAGGGACAAAGAAGGGTCTTGCGATCCTTATGAACAGAACGCCTGATACGACGACCGACCCGGTTGATACTGTGGCGGAGACAGTAACTGAAACGATGACAGAGGACATTCCGGAAACCGTTGCGGATGAACCAAATATGGAACCCGAAGTAGAAACGGAGGTTGAGGCGTAATGCCTCTCCTCTTTTCTTTTTTTTTCGCAAACTAAACAGTCCTCCTAATGGAGGCTATAAAGGCTACTACAAAGGAGGATGATGTTAATGATCGAGACTGTAGCGACTATTCTGGCAGCTCTACTTGGGCTCGGGTTGGCTGGTATATTGCTATTAATCGGAGCGTTAGTAGTTTTACTACTAATCGTCAGAGAAATGGTAACCCTGATCCGATTCGTGTTTAGAAGCGCCGGAAAGAATAGAAAGGATGGTGTTGAGGAATGAGCGATGTTTTGCTTCTTATAGCCGTAGCGTGTATCTTGTTATCGATCTGTATGCGGGGATCGGACAAGGATAAAAAGTAAATAATCTCGCATAAGGATTGGGCACAACGCCCTTTCCTTTTTTCTTTTTTTTGTCCAAAAATCAAAATAGGAGTAATTCTCGTAAACGAAACATCCACTATAATAAGGAGGTGTTTTTATGAACATTATTGTAAATGATACTAGAACGTGGAAGGAGAAAGTAAGAGACAAGCTCTCGGAAATGAAAGTAGGACTTAAGAACAAGGCCGGGGAAGCTTGGCGATGGATCCTGGATCATGCAGAAACGATTCTGAAAATTACGCCGGTTCTGCTTGCGATTGCAACGGGAACTGTTAAGTTTATTAGAACAGTTCAAGGAAGCGCAGCAGATAGGCATGAGGACAGAATGAAGAAGTGCTACTATGATCCATCGAGCGGCTTTCACTGGGATCTTAAGCGAAACCTCACAAACGAGGAGAGGATCGAGATTTCTCGAAGAAAGCGGGAAGGAGAATTTACAGAAGATATTCTCGAAAGTATGCGGGTGCTCAAAAAATAATCCCGCACAAGGACTGGGCACAACGCCCTTTCCTTTTTCAAAATGACAGTAAACCTCGCAATTGGGGCACCTGCCTTAATGGTAAGTAAACCAAAAATCTTTAAAGGAGGAATCCATTATGGATGAGAAGAAGGAAAAGAAGACTTTCAAGGAGAAGGTATCAGAGGCTAAGGGCAAAGTGAAGACGTTTATCGTCGAGCATAAGGGCGACTTGATTAAGATTACAATCGGTACGGCTGTAACAGTCGGAGGATTCGTACTCTTTAAGAAAGCCGTCAATTCGGTTGACGAGGAATTTAGTGATGTCACAAAACTCGATATCTTAAAGGAACTGGGAACAGGCCGAGCACGATATTATGGAGAAGTTTAAAGAAGTAGACCAGATTTGTAAAGATCATGGGATCGAGTATAGCTGCATAACGAACTTTGGCACTGATGGCGGTGTCGATAGTCCGGATAACTATATTGGATCCCAGGCTTTCAAAGATGGTACATGCTTCCACGATACTATGTGATTTCGTGTTAGGGTGGTTTTACAGCCATCCTCTTTTTCTCTCGCAAACTAAACACTTCTCTTTATAGAGGTGAAAACCTACAGACATATTTTAAGGAGGAATTTATATGAAAATCGTAGAGTTTATGAAGAGACCTGTAAGCAGAATTGAATATTATGCCCCGATCATGGTTGGCATGATTGTGAGTGTGGTTTATGGGATTTATGAAGTTAACAAGATTAATAAATTTCTTAAGGAAAATGAGAATGGGTTTGAAACCGAAAACAAAAAGGAGGATGAGGCGTAATGCCTCTCCTCTTTTCTTTTTGTCCAAAATCAAAATGGGAGGTAAATATATGAGAACAGAAACACCTATTGAAATTAAATCTTGGCCGCAGTCCTTGTCGACTACTTTACATCCATTCAAACCTGAGGTGTGGGTGGAACTCGACAAGCTTGGATGCTTTGTTAAAACGGCACACAACGAAAATGGCTTTGCATATATCATTCATTATCCAGATACAAGATATGGAGCGTCAGTAATAAAGAAACGCGGATCTCAAGGTGCAGATAAAGACTTGTTCGAGCTTTCTGTCACATGGGACGGACATTGTTGTTATGACACACAAATCACTAACGATGTCGTTGGTAATCTAACAGATACCGAGTTAACATCGCTCCTCCGTCTAATTCCAAGGCTTGATAAAAACGAAAAAATTCGCAAATGAAACAATGTTCATAATAGGGACTGTAAAGGTCTACTTACAAATCCGGAGGTATTGTTATGAATATTTGGAGAGCTGTTATTGATGTGACCGCAGGACTTGGTGGCATGATTATCGCTAACAAGCTCGGCAACAGATTTTACGGTGATAAGAAGATTACCGACCCCGTTGAGGCGGTTGGTTACTTCGCATTGCTGTTTGCTGCCGGCGGCGTAGCGATGAAAGGCGCTAATGACTGCGTCGAAGGTATTGGAGCAATCCGAAGAGTTATGGCAACAGAACCTAATAAGGAGGAAGAGGAAACCGAAAACAAAAAGGAGGATGAGGCGTAATGCCTCTCCTCTTTTCTTTTTGTCCAAAATCAAAATGGGAGGTAAATATATATGAAAGTGTTTATTAGCTTAAAAATGAATGGACGACCGGACAATGAAATACAGGAAGACATGAATAAGGCGCTTGAGATTTTAAAGGAAGATGAGGACGTTGTAAACAACGAAAATTTTAAAGATCCTGGTTCGTTCGAAATCGTTGAAACATTAAAGCACGAAAATGTTCCCAAAAATGCAAGCCGTTTGTGGTATCTTGGAGCAAGTATACAGAAGCTCGCAGACGCTGATGTTGTATACTTTTACGACAAATGGTGGCAAGCTAAAGGGTGCTGGGTGGAATTTATCGCGGCTAATGTTTATGATAAAGAGATTATCTATGACTACCCGAATCGTAGAATCTTGAGAGCCATTGAAGACATCTTGAGATTAGTGTTCTCAATTATGGATACGGTTGATGAAACGGACATCAAGGAGGACCCAGATAATGTTTAATAAACTCAAACGCCGAATGCAGTACCGAGCTTACGTCTCTGGATACTCAAAAGGTTATTACCACGCGTGTAAAAAACTCAGACTCAATGATGGGCGATACTCAATTTTAAAACACGAGGACATCGTGCTCGGGTCTCAATTTTATAAGAGACCTCATTTTCGTTTCCGATTGTTCCCATGGTATAGTGGATTCGAGTACGGAATGACAGACGCGTATTCTTTTTACAATGCCGGGGACAATCCAGATCCACGTAATAGCGAAGAATCTATCGACGACGTGATCGGCCGGGTTCAGAAAGAATTCGAAAAAGATGCCGAAAGATACAAGGGCTGGAACGTTAAAGATTTACCGTTTTCGCAAAACAAACAACTACCTTAATAGGAATGATGTATTTCGCATTGTTCCTTATCTTTTTAATTTTTCATAATCACAAGGAGGAAATCAAAATGGCAGTAAACGAAATCTTACAGAGCGGGACAAAGGTGCTTGTTAAGCACAGTCCTAAAATTCTCACGGCACTTGGTATTAGCGGCATGTTTGGAACTGTTATCTGGGCAGTCAAGCAGAAGGATGATGCCGAACTTCGCATCAAAAACGCAAAAGCCGAGAAAGCAGCGGAGAAAACTGAAGACGGAAGTGTTACGAGCATTGACGACATTACGCTTACGCCGATCGAAACGGTAAAGGCGATATTCCCCGCATATTGGGGTGTTGGCCTTTCGTTTGCTTTATCCGCCGCGGCGATTATCGGATCTGATTATATTTCCGATAAGCGTCAGGTCGCATTGTCTGCAGCATATACGATCGCTGATATGAGTTTAAAGGAATTCCAGAAAAAGACAGAAGAGGTTGTCGGCGCCAAGAAAATGGACATAATTAATCAAGGTATCGCCCAAGAGCAAGTAGATAAGAATCCGCCTAGTAAACAGATCATCGAGTATGTAACGGCGAATACACGGTACACGATTTTTATGGCTCCGTATACAAATCAGCCGTTCACTGCAAAAATCGATGACGTCAAGGCTGCCTTTAACGAGATCAACAAACGTTTAAATCTTGGGGAATCTATCTCACTTAATGATATTCTGTATGAGTTGAATCTTGCAGCCATTGACACGGGAGCCGGGAAAGGCGTTACTGAAAATTCTGATATCGGAGACCTGTTCTACTGGAATATCAATGAATGCGGGTTAATCGAATTTAATATGATTGCGACAAAACTCCAAGAAACAGACATTCCTTGCTTGAAGATTAATGTTGGTACAGAACCAATAATCGAGAGCTATCGGTAATTCGCAAATCCAACAACGTTCATAGTAGGAATGATGTAAATGAAGTGTTATGGTTAACACGCTTGCTAAAACGCAAGAGATTGTAGGTTCGAATCCTACCATTTACATCGTTCTTTCTATTTTTCATTTTCACAAACCTTAAGGAGGTATTCAAAATGGCAGAACACAAGATTGATCCGTATGCAAATTCTCAAGTAAGTAAAGACGCTCGTGCAGAAGCCGAGAAACATCGAGAGATTCCTCGTCCCGTTCTCTCGGATGCCGCTAAACCCAAGAATTCAGGGCTCTGGGGGAAAATTAAGTCAACGTTTCTTCAAGGACGAAACCCCACTGATGTGGCGGCTTTCGTTATCACCGGCGTATTGCTCCCGGCGGTAATTGATGGCGTTGCGAATGCATCAAAGGCCGCTATCGATATGGCGCTGTACGGAGACACGAAGATCAATACTCAGCAGAACAAGCTTGGCGTTGGTGTATCTCGGACGAACTATAGTTCCCTCGCTCGTCAATCTCAGCAGAATCAGCCGCTCGGACAAAATGTAACATACGGCCGAACGAGCTACCTGACTGGTTTTCAGAACATCCCGATGGTGTATTCCGATGCCGAAAGTGTGAAGAATTACATTATCGAGTATATTTGCGAATACGGTCGCTGCTCTATTAATGAATATTACGATGCCTGTGGTGAATATGCGAAGGGCATCGACAGGCGAAATAATTCGATCCTTCAGAAATGGGGATGGAATGAGGACAATCTCAAGAACTTTGAGATTACTGTTAAGAGAGCGCCGATGAGTGGACTCTGGATTATCGATCTTCCGGAGCCTGTTGCTATTTAAATCAAAATGGAGGTTAAATAATATGGATAAGTTCAAAACATATGAATTTTCGTAGGAGATCGACGAGCGGCCTGATGCGACCCAGTTCTGCGCAAAGACAGAAGATGAAGCTATCATGCTGTTCGAGGACTTTTGTGCGGATGAGCGAATCGATCCTCAGGAAGTAAACATCGATATCGTGTACGACGAAGATGATGCAAAGGAATATGGCGAAGATTATATCTCGTATGATGAGTATGTAAAACTCGAATGAAACCTCGCAAAATAAACAGCCGCCTTAATGGAATGGATGACTTCCTGAATTGACAGGGAATTAAATAGTATGATAAGAGTAATACACCCACTGGTCAATCTGGTGGGAGACGCGGTTTTGAAGACCGCTCGGTCATCCTTTCCTTTTTTCTTTTTGTAGGAAAACACGCACGGACTAAAAGGAGGAAAATGTATGAGTACACTTGGTAATATCGTAAACTTCGTAAAGGAAAACAAGGTTGTTACCACGGCTGTCTGCGGGATTCTCGCAGTCAGCTTTGCTTATCTCATCAAGGATTCTAAGCCGACGGAGATTACTGGAGAAATTCGAAATCTTGGATGGGAGACTAATGTCACTGTGTCGAAGCTTAAGACAGTAAAAGAATCCGGATGGACCGCTCCGGCTGGTGCAAGAGTCATCAATACTGAATGGACTTTCAAGGAGATGGAGAAGGTTCCGACGGGCAAGGATGAGCACGGCTTTACTGCTTATGCAGAGAAGCCCGTTTACGCAACTAAGTATTATTACGAAGTTAAGAAATGGGTTCCTGTACGAAATGGAAAACGTTCTAACATCTATGGACTGAATCAAGAAATCTCCATGCCGTCTTACGCAGATGTAGAACTCAAGGATGATGAGAAAATCACTCGTCGAGATTGTACTTGTTATATTACGGTAATGAACAATGAAACCGGCGAACTCAATCGCTTCAATATTGATCGTGGAGTATGGTGTTCTTTGTATGTCGGAGCTTTGGTGCGTATTACATACTCGAAGCTCAGCCGTAATACTGCGAAGTCCGTTAATCTCGTTTATTGATATTTAAAGGAGGAATATTAATGGCACGAGCAGCGAAGTGCGATAGATGCGGACAGTTTTTCAACTTTTATGATGTAAATCGACAGGATTAAACACTCTTGTCTTAGGGTCTTGGAATAAAATTGATGGATATTTCGGAAAGAAGACGTATGAACTCTGTGTGGATTGCTGCAGAGAGTTTAACGAATGGCTTGAGGAGGCAGAAGAATGAGTTTTAAGACATTTCAAAATTATAATGGTGATAATGTGAATAAGACCATCGAGCTCATCGGTGAAAGAGCTGATAGAAATCGAATGGATTCCAAGGAGGTAAATACTATGGATAAGATTCTGAAGGATGCACTGAACGTACGTGTAAATGGCGTTATGTGGGAGCCGCTTCCTACAAAGCGTTGGTTCAATTGGAAAGAACTGAGAAGCTATTCTGATTCTGAGTTCAAGGCCATGCTCGAACCGCTTACTGAAGGGCTTGATTACCAAGTTCTGAAGATTGGAGCATAAGCAAATGAAATTCGATAGACTTCCTGAAATTAGCGTCATTGATATTATCGCACGTATTTTAGCGTCTCTTATTTCCTTCGGCATTCCTTTTGGTATTGGTTTGCTGGTAGGGCATTTCTGCTGGTAAGATTTATATTTTTTAATTATTTAAAGGAGGATTTTTGTATGAATAACACGAGAAAAGGACTTATTCTGTTTGGTCTGGGTATTGCTGTTGGATACATTGCGAATCTCAGCGTCGAGAGAAAGGATCAAATCAAAGCGACAGTTAAGGACTTTTGTGACAGAGTTGCAGATTCCTTTGATATTTGCACGACGAAGTTTAAAGAAGAAAACACAGTCGAGAATGCGGAGGATTGTGTGGATCTTGACTATGACTTTTCTCTCATCCCGATGACATTTACAGACCAGACATCTGCGTATTTGACTGTTGCTAATATAGTAAAGTATATTCGCGAGGAGAAATATGTCACTTTTGCCGAGGTAATGCTGGAACGATCCATTAACGAATCGACCGAGATGCCAGGATTTATTCCGGATATTTGGCGAGAGTTCGGGTGGACCGATGCTGATGCGTTTGTCCCGTATAAAACGAGGTATGGTTTGTGGAAAATCACGGATGTTCTTCCGCAGCGACTGTATAAAGTAGAAAAAGATGATACTGAAAAAGGAAAGAACTTATCAAGGTATCTTGCAATTACTTTGGAGAAATTGATACAGTGACAAACGCAGCTGAAGAATGCAGCGAACTTATTCAATGTATCTCGAAGCAGATTCGTGGTGCAGAGAATAGATCTCACATGGAAGAAGAGATTGGAGATGTGCTTATAGCCGTCTCCAATCTTATTTATATTTACGACCTATCCGAAAATTCGATTCAAGAATGGGTCGATAAAAAGCAACGTAGACAAATAAGGAGGATAAATGGGGAAGAATAGTGCTTTTTATTGGATACTGTTTTTTATACTTGTAACTGCGACCGGACTATTGGCCTTTGGTGATCAAAATGATAGCGACGTAAAGGAATGTTCATATTGTCACGAATCTATAAATATTGAGGATTCGGACTACGTTGTAAATGGCGATGGTCAATATTGGCACACGGATTGTTATTTAAAGGAGGAGCATTAACATGTGTAAAAAGTACGAATTTAATATCAGAAAATTTGTTAAGGGTCAGGTTTGGTTTTGTACAGAGGATCAAACGGTAACAGACGCTCTTAGAAGTGCGAATAGTAAAGCTCTCAATGGTTCAAGGCCTTATTTTATCGTTCATGTTAATGGGAATATGATTACTTGTGTTCCTATGACAACAAATATTAACGGCTCTGATAATAGACATACTGATATTGTGTTTCATAACCCGGTGATTGATGTAGAGTCTCGACTGGTTGTTTCTCAGGTTACTACAAAAGGTGTTAACGAATTTACTAAATATCTTTATCAATTTTCTAACGAGGATACCGAACTTATTATAAATCTTGTTAAATCATCTATCTTTGATAACGAGGATACTATCATCAAGAAAGATACTGAAAAAAATGACAAAAAATCGGACCCGGAAGAAGATAAACGAGCTTTAATAGATCTTGAAAATAGATTGAGAGCCGGTGTTAGAAAAGGCGTTCCTATTTTTAAGACCGAAAAAGAAGCATCTCTTTGGTTGAATTTCTGGGGCGATAAAAAGACATACGAAGTTGCTAAATATTTCAACATTAGCCAATCAAGTGTTTACTATTGGCGCCATTGTGCAAAAAAGAAAATAAAGGAGAATACGTAATGAAAATCGAATTCACATTTAATCCTACTCCGTCCATCGATGGATTACATAAAACATTAATAAACACAATAGAAATTGAGGACGATGCGCCCCATGCATGTAATGTGAGAAAAATCGAGAATCATATTTCAAGAGTTATTTCAGACGGCCAATGGATCTTTTACAATGCAAAAATCCTAGATGGGCCTTATGAGGGACGAAATGTTCTTGATATTTTTCCAATAGATATTAAAGGTATCGTACTGCCAGACCGGATTAATCCCGCCCCTATCGACGAAGAGGTTATGAACGTTCTCGACAACTTTGGAAACTCATATAGAGGATCTTCCGGATTCTACTTTGGAAATGTGATATATCATCTCCTTCAAACAGGAGATTTAAAGGCTGCCCAATGGTATCTCGAACGTTTGATTAATAGTCAGGAGGCTTGATATTTATGGATGAATTTACAAATGCTTTATCTTGTTTAGGGGCTGTAAACGCTTACGGAGACTTGATCAAAAACATGAATCAAGAGTTTATGGAAGCCTTAGAAGTTTCAAAATCAGCAATGACTAAAGGCGCATCGGCAGACGCTATATCGGATAACTTCCATGATATTTTTGTTAAGTATCTTTTAAAAAGCGCGGACATTAGATCTCGAATCGTCAAGTGAGGCTCGCAAATCAAACAGCTTTATTAATAGGCATGAAAGCCTAAAAAAAAAAAA